ATACAAACACAATTGGATACAAAAACAACTGCAACGGCAGCGGCTGATGATGCGACTGCATTAAGTATTGCTTTGGGATAGTAAACCTTATAAATAAAGTAAAAGGAAATAAACATGAGTAATGCAAGAAATTTAGCGAACACCATAGGTAACGGAGTTATTAATAGCGATGGTTACATTGATGTTATTGACAGAATTATTTTAGATGGCTCTGATGGTTCATCAACTGATGCTGGAGATAATTTATTACTTGATGCTACTGCAGCCAGTACAAATGAGGGTGTAGATTTTCTTTATGAAACTGGAAGTGATGATGCATCTTTTGTTCTTAGTAGACCAGGCATCATATCACAATTAGGTGCGGCTCCTGCTGGAACTATTATGGCTTTCGGTGGTTTAGGTGCATCACCAAATGGTTGGTTTCCATGTAATGGTGCTACCTATAATAGAGCTGACTATCCTTTATTATTTCAGGCAATAGGAACAACTTGGGGTGCTGGTGATGGTGCAACAACTTTTGCAGTACCAGATTTAAGGGCTGCTTTTCTAAGAGGATTTGGTGTTCATGGAAGTTCAACTAATGCAATAAGTGTTGCATATGACAGAGCAAATACTGGAACATTTCAGAACGACCAATTTCAATCCCACTTTCATGCTTTTAATAGAGGTGAAACAAATGAGGCAGCTGCAACTGGTTCAAGAATGACACATGGTAATAATGGTGACGCAGTTAGTTCAGATACAAATGTTGGGGTGCCAGAAACCGATACAACGAATAGTAATGGTACACCAAGAAAGGGTACAGAAACTAGACCTTTTAATGCTGGTGTTCAATGGATAATCGCAACTGGTGTTCTTGCAGTTGGATTTGGAACTTAAAAATAGGAGTATATAATGGCTGAAGTTATTTCAGATATTCAAATATTGAGAAATCAAAGAAACACAAAACTAGAGGAAACAGATCACCTTGCCTTGTCAGACAATACATTATCAGACAACATGAAAACTTACAGGCAAAGTCTAAGAGATATCACGAAATCATATACGAGTATAAATGATGCTGGATTTTCTTGGCCTACCAAACCAGATGCATGAAATAATTAGACCTTTCGGCCCTAGAATATATTACACAAAAGTTCCAGAAATAATAATAAACCAATTGAATGATGGTTTTGATTCTATGTCAGAAAAAGAAGACCATTCCCACAGATTGGTTGGTCATGTCGCCGAAGAAACTACATTAAATATAGAAATGTTTCCCATGTTTGGTGCTTACATGAGTAAACAATTAAATACATTTTTTTCTGAATATAATAACGAATGGAATACAATTAGAGGTTTAGAACCTAAACCATATGCAGAACAAGTAATGTGTGTTACTACATCATGGTTTGTAAGAAGTTTTGATTGTGATTATAATCCAAGTCATATACATGATAGATGTGATTATAGTTGTATACTATATACAAAAATACCACCAACGATATCAGATAAAAATACAAGAAATCCAGAGAAGACAACAACAGAGGGATACATTGATTTTGTATATGGTGGAGATGGATTTATGTGTCACTCAAGTTTAACACGACAACCAAAAGTTGGAGATTTGTATATTTTTCCACACCACCTAAGACACACAGCTTATCCTTTTTATGGAGAAGGCGAAAGACGTTCTATATCAATGAATATGATTTTAAGACCAAGAGGTGATAATAATGAGTGAAGAAACAATAGATTTTTTTAAACAAAATTTAAAAAGAATTGCGTGTCAACATATGTTTCCTACAAATATAGGAGTTGTATTTAATACAGAACATGATGAGATAGAGGAAGAACTAAGAGAACATTGTTTACATATTAGAGAAACAGTAAAATCTGGTGGTCGTGATTGGTTGGCTCCTACATACAATACAAGCACAACTAATCATAGTGTATATAAAGATAAAAAATTTCAGAAACTAAATCAATGGGTAGATAGTCAAGTACAACAATATATAGATTTTTTAGGTATAAAGTTAAAAGGAGAAAGATATATCCCTTTAGAAAAAGATGGTTGGTTTAATATATATGAAAAGGGAGATTATCAAGAATATCACAATCACCCATGTATAATATCTGCAATATATTATTTAAGTTCTGATAGGGCAATAAACGCAAAAACATACTTTAAAAGTCCTACACAAGAACAGTATCCAATATCATACGATAGTGATTATGGTGCTTCTGGTAGAGCAACTTATTATCCAGAAAAAGGTAAGTTATTAATATTCAGAGGGTATGTAGAACACTCTGTAGAAAAAGAAGAAAGTGATAATTTAAGAATTAGTCTTGCTTATAATTATGAATAAATAGTTCTTATAAATAGAGATATAATAAATTGAGGAGAGTTATAAATGGCATTAAGTACAATAGGAACAGATGCAATTGCAGATGATGCTATTACCTCTGCAAAGGTAGATAGTACAACTACTGCATTTACTGTTGCAGATTTGGTAGTAACAAATGGTATTACAGCTGGAACAGATATTGTTGGTAATAGTTTAGATAGAATTTTATTAGATGCTTCTGCAGCTGGAACTGATGTTGGAGAAAACTTTTTATTAAATGCGACAGATGGTTCTGCATCTAATGATGGTAGTAATATTTTATTTGAAGATGGTACTAATGATGCCGCTTCATTTAGATTACCAACTGGAACTGTTCTTCAAGTAATTAGAGCTCAACATAGAACAGCAATTGCAAAAACTGATACTGCTTTAGAAGAAGTAATGGAAGCAAAAATTACTCCAAGAAGCACTCATAGTAAAATTATGATTTTTTCAAGATTATCTGGTGATATTCATGGTGGTGGTTCTAGTGGTATTTTGAAAGTTGCTGTATATAGAGGCCCACTTACTGATGGTGTATTTGCTGGTGAAGCAAAAAATCAATATTACGAAGGCCCTGCATCTGGTAGTTCTGTAAACAATTATCAATCCTCTACAAACATGATACTTGATTCGCCTATGACAACAAGTGAAGTTACATATAATTTATGTTTCGCTACAGGTTCTGGTGGTACTGTAGAAGTTAATACAATAGGTGGTACTCATCCAACTGAAATGACTTTGATGGAGATAGGATAATGGCAATAGAATCAACGGCAGGAAGAATAGCACGAGCTATATTATCAATAAATCCAGATGCTAAAGTGTCGGTAAAAGGAAATGAAATTGATACTTGTGAAATAAAATGGTTAGAGGGAACAAGTGAAATTTCAAAGTCAGATATATCAGATAAACTAACAGCATTAATACAAACAGAACCAATGACTGAACTACGCAGACAAAGAGATATGTTAATTGCAGAGTCAGATTGGAGAGCTAACTCTGATGTTACAATGTCAAGTGCATGGAAAACTTATAGGCAAGCTCTTAGAGATATGCCAACAAATAATACAAATCCAACTTGGGATGGAGAGTATGGTTCAACTTTAGGTAATGTAACATGGCCTACAAAACCAAGTTAAGGATAACAAATGGCAGTACCAAGTTCAAGAACAACTTTTAAAAACTATTGTCTTAGGTCTTTAGGTTTTGGAGTTATAGATATAAATGTATCTGATGACCAGATTGACGATAGAATTGACGAAGCATTACAGTTCTTTGCACAGTATCACTATGATGGTATTGAGTTGATGTATTTAAAATATCAAGTAACTGCTGATGATATTACAAGAGCTTCTGGAAATACATCTACTTCTGTAACTGATACAAAAGACAGTAGTATAACTTCAACATTTCAAGAAGCAAATAATTTTATACCTATACCAGATGCTGTTGTTTCTATAGTAAACATATTTCCTTTTGATGATAAAGCAACAAACAATATGTTTGACATAAGATATCAACTTAGATTAAATGACTTGTATGATTTTAGTTCTACATCAATTTTACATTATCAAATGACAATGCAACATTTAGATTTTCTTTCACACATTCTTGTTGGAGAAAAACCTTTAAGATTCAACCAACACCAAAATCGTTTATACATAGATATGGATTGGTCAAATGATATAACTGCTGGAGAGTTTCTAATTATAGAGTGTTATAGAAAAATAGACCCAACAACATATTCAGACATTTTTAATGATATGCATTTAAAAAGATATGCAACTGCATTGATTAAAAGACAATGGGGTGCAAACCTTTCTAAGTTTAATGGTGTTACAATGTTAGGTGGTGTAACTATGAATGGTGAAACTATCTACTCACAAGCACAAGAAGAAATAGAAAAGTTAGAAGAGTTAATATCAATAACTAATTCTCCACCTATGATGTTCGGCATGGGTTAATGCCATGGCTGTCAACAAGGCATTTCACACAAGTAACTTTCACTCAATAGCAACAGAAAGAAGTTTATATCAAAACTTAATCAAAGAAGCTGTGCAGATATACGGACATGATGTATATTATATTAATCGTGATACAGTTGCTTTGGACAATGTTCTTGGAGAAGAAAGTCTTTCTAAGTTTACTAAACAAACACCAATAGAAATGTATATAGAAGATGCAGAGGGATTTGGTGGAGATAAAGAAATCATCACACAATTTGGTTTAGAGAATCGTAATGAGATTACATTCGTAGTTTCTAAAGAACGATTTCAAGAGATGGATAGTCAGATTGTTATTGAAAGTGGAACAGATACTACTGGGGGTGGTATTCTTTTAGAAACTGGAAGTATAGACCAATCAGAAAATTCTTCTGAACTTACAAGTATACAAGGTGATAATAACTTTTATGTTTTACAAGACACAGCTTCTACAGATGCAGACAGACCACAAGAGGGTGATTTAGTTTATCACCCAGTTCTTGCAAGAATGTTTGAGATTAATTTTGTAGACCATGATGAACCATTTTATCAACTAGACAATAACCCAGTATATAAAATAAGATGTAAGCAGTTTGAGTACAGTTCAGAAGAGATTGATACTGGTATTACAACTATTGACGAGATAGAGGGAACTGAGTCTTTAGATACTTTACAGTATCAGTTTACTTTAGAACAAACAACTACTTACAATGAGAATATTCAACTTGAATTTCCTACACAGTTTAGTACTGATTTATTATTAGAAGAAACTGATGGAGATAATATAATCGGTGAAGATGATACAACATCTGCTGGAGAAAGTATATTATTAGAAAATGCAGCCGATACTGGTGATGCATCATACCTTATTCAAGAAGACTATATAGTAGGTGACCAAAGTACGGACACTACAAATCAGAATGAACTATTTGATACACTTGATGATACAGTATTGGATTTTTCAGAAACAAATCCATTTGGTGATGTTGGGAGTAAATAATGTTAGGACAACAATTTTATCACGAAACAGTTAGAAACGTCATAGTTGCTTTTGGAACTATGTTTAATAATATAAACATTGTTCGTAAGAATAATAGTGGTGTGATTACACAAAAAATGAAAGTGCCATTAGCATATGGCCCAAAACAAAAATACTTGACACGACTGGACACAGACCCAGCCCAAGCAAATAAAGTTGCAATAACTTTACCTAGACTTGGGTTTGAGATTGGTTCTCTTTCTTATGATACTGCAAGAAAATTAAATCGTGTACAAAAATTTAAAAAAGTAAAAGCAGATAGTGCAGATGCAAATAAATTAGATACACAGTTTATGCCTGTTCCATATAATATGGATATTGATTTGTTTGCAATGGCAAAAAACTCTGATGATGCATTACAAATTGTAGAACAAATACTACCATACTTTCAACCAGACTATACTCTGACAATAAATGACATGACAGATATGGGTATCAAAAGAGATGTTCCTATTATTTTGAATAGTGTTGGATATGAGGATAATTATCAAGGTGACTTTGAAACTCGTAGAGCAATAATCTACACACTTTCATTTACCACTAAGTTTTATCTCTATGGCCCAGTTACTTCATCTAAGATTATCAAGACAGTTCAAGTTGACCAATTTGCAAACTTACCAGAAGTTTCTCCAACCAGAGAACAAAGATATTCAGTATCACCTAATCCAGGCACCGCTGATGCAGATGATGATTTTGGTTTCAATGAAACAAGTTCTTTCTTTGAAGATGCAAAAACCTTTGACCCAGTAAGTGGTGAAGATAAAGTAACCTAATTATGGATACGGATAATATCATTGACAAAGCATTAGGTGTTATTGACCCAGTAGAGGAAGAATTGAAAAAAGCAACTACAAAAAAAGTTGTTTTAAAACCATCTACAAATGAAGATGACATAGACAATGATTATAAATACCAACGAGAAAATTTCTACAATCTTGTTGAACGAGGTCAAGATGCAATTGAGGGTATACTAGAAATTGCAAAAGAGTCTGACCATCCTAGAACCTATGAGGTTGCTGGAAATCTCATTAAACAAGTGGCTGAGGTTACGGAGAAGTTAGGTGACTTACAAGAGAAGATGCGAAAACTTAAAGAAGTTCCTAATTCTGCACCCAAGAGTGTCACTAATGCATTGTTTGTTGGTTCAACTGCTGAACTCCAGAAGATGCTAAAAGGTAAGAGTAATGAGTGATGCTACATATCTTGGAAATCCTAATCTCAAGCGAGCGAATGTTCAACAAGAATGGACAAAGAAACAACTCCTTGAATATTCAAGATGCATGGAAGACCCTCTGTACTTCATACAGAATTATGTAAGAATTGTATCACTTGATGAGGGTTTAATACCTTTTAAGATGTATCCATTTCAAAAAGAGATGGTCGGTACATTTCATAAAAATCGTTTTACTATTTGTAAACTACCCAGACAGTCTGGTAAATCTACAACAATGATATCTTATCTATTACACTATGCATTATTTAATCCTAGTGTAAATATTGCTATACTTGCAAACAAAGCTGCAACTGCGAGAGATTTATTAGGAAGACTACAACTTGCATACGAACATCTACCAAAGTGGTTGCAACAAGGAGTCATGTCTTGGAACAAAGGAAGTTTGGAGTTAGAAAATGGTTCAAAGATACTTGCAAGTTCTACTAGTGCTAGTGCCGTTAGAGGTGGTAGTTATAATATTATTTTCTTAGACGAATTTGCATATGTGCCATCAAATGTTGCAGAACAATTTTTTAGTTCTGTATATCCTACGATTTCTTCTGGTAAGTCTACAAAAGTAATGATTGTTAGTACTCCACATGGTATGAATATGTTCTATAAAATATGGACAGATGCAGAAGAAAAACGAAATAGTTATATACCTATTGAGGTTCATTGGTCAGAAGTTCCAGGCCGTGATGAAAAATGGAAAAAAGAAACTATTGCAAATACAAGTGAACAACAATTTAACACAGAGTTTGAGTGTGAGTTTCTAGGTTCTATAGATACTTTGATATCTCCATCAACACTAAGACGATTAACATATAGGACACCAATACAATCTAATGCTGGTGTTGATATATTTGAACAACCACAACCAGAACACACATATCTATTAACTGCTGATGTATCTAGAGGAACATCAAATGATTACTCTGCGTTTATCGTTTTTGATGTTACATCTGTTCCCTATAAAATAGTTGCAAAGTTTAGAGATAATGAAATAAAACCTTTACTCTTTCCACAAAGAATACATCAAATTGCAAAAGCATATAATACTGCATTTGTTTTAGTAGAAGTCAATGATATTGGAGAACAAGTTGCAAATGCAATGCAATATGATATGGAATATGATAATATGATTATGGCATCTATGAGAGGTCGTGCTGGTCAAATACTTGGTGGTGGTTTCTCTGGTGGTAGAGCTCAGTTAGGTGTGAGAACAACAAAGGCAGTAAAAAAGATAGGTTGTTCTAATCTAAAACAATTAGTAGAAGATAACAAACTTATAGTAGAAGACTTTGATACAATCAACGAACTATCTACATTTATTGTAAAGGGTTCATCATTTGAAGCAGATGATGGTTGTAATGATGATATGGTTGCTTGTTTGTTTATCTTTGGTTGGTGTACAGACCAAACTTATTTTAAAGAACTTACAAACAATGATATACGAGAACAAATGTATAAAGAAAGTCAAGACCAACTAGAACAAGATATGGCTCCTTTTGGTTTTGTCATCAATGGTTTAGAAGATGAAAATATAGGTGAGGCTGTTGATGAATATGGTACAAGATGGAGTCCAATAGTTAGAACCCATGATACCAATTGGTAATGGAAAGTCCTTGTATCAAAATCTGTAAACTTATAGATAGTATGTGTATTGGTTGTTATAGAACAACTGAAGAAATAACCATGTGGACTAAGTACACAGATGAGGAAAGAAAAAAAATAATTAAAGAAATTCAATTAAATCGTTGTCAAGTTTAATCCAACAATTAGAACAAACAACTTTACATTCATCCATTAATTTGTAAACTTCTTTTCTACTTTCATCATTTGTACCAACTCGTTTTGCTTGTTTACGAATCTCTATATCATGTGGATAAAGTTTAAGACATACTGTTTCACTCTCTCCACAATGAATACAAGATTCCTCTGCAAGACGATTGTTTAACCATGCAACTCTTTTTCGGTAATTTCTACGAGCCACCTTTTTGATAGTTTCTTTATACTTCTCATAATGTGTTGTCATAAGGTTATTTATAAGTTTTGTAACATATAAAAATGGGTTTTTAGAAACTTGATTTTTATAAATACTAGGAAATAAGAGTAATATCTCAAATTAAGGAGCAAAAATCATGTCATTTTTAGTTTCCCCTGGCGTTAATGTCAGAGAAATAGATTTAACAAATGTCGTTCCAGCTGTTGCAACATCTATTGGTGCAATTGCAGGCGCATTTGAAAAAGGCCCAGTATCTTCTGTAACTACAATTACGTCAGAAGAACAACTGGTACAAATATTCGGTAAACCACAAACAACTGGTAATCAGTTTGAAACATTTTTTACCGCCGCAAACTTTCTACAGTATGCAGATAATTTAAAAGTAGTAAGAGCAGAGAGTGCCATATTAAATGCTGGTGCAGACTCTGGTATACTTATCAGAGATGATGACCACTATCAATCAGACTTTCAAGATGGTTCTGGTTCTCATGGAGAGTGGGCCGCAAGGACTGCTGGAACACATGGTAACGGAATTGGTGTTGATATCTGTTCAAGTGCAAGAGCATTTGCACAACCATTAGGTTCATTGAACTTAGTAAATGGTGCTGGTGCAGTTGGTGACTTACAAATTACAGTTGATGACCAAGATGCAACTGATGCCACAATTGCAGTTGGTGATATCATTTCTTTTCAAACTGCTTCAGCTATTGTTGCAACAGTTAATGGTGCAATCACAGTCGCTTCTAAAACTTTGACAGTTGACGGAGTTTCTGGTACACTTGCAGTTGGACAAAGAGTAATTGGTGCTGGTATATCAGACGGAGATGTAGTTGTTAAAATTGCATCTGTTACTTCACAAACAGTTGTTGTTCTTGACAAAGCAATTACAGTTGCAAACGACATACCTCTTGTATTCGCTGCATCTGGTGGAACAAACGTAGAATCAAAAGGTCAAGAGTACGAAGTAACAGCTGTTTCTGGTGAAGATTTAACAATTCGTTTACTTGATGACCCTGCTGGTGGTGGTTTACAAACAATCATTCCAGACAATTCACTTATTACAAGACGTTGGAGATTTTCTGATTTATTTGATGGCCCTCCAGGCACATCAGCATGGTCTACTGCAAATGCTCGTGGAGAACAAGATGAAATCCATGTTGCTGTATATGACACAGTTGGTGATATCACAGGTTTTGCTGTTGGTGTTGCTGGACAAAGAACACAATCAGTAATGGAAGTATTTCCAAATATGTCAAAGAACCCTAATGCTAAAACTGCACAAGGTTCTAACAACTATTATTCAGATGTAATCTTTGCACAGTCAAGGTTTATATACTGGACAGACCATCTATCTGCTGGTTCTAACTGGGGAACAGATATTGCATCTGGTACTGATTACACATTAGTATCTGGTGTTGACGTTTCTACATTAACTGGTGGAACAGATGACTATTCAACTACTGCTGGAGAACTTGAACTTGCATATGATAGGTTTGAAGATACAGAGTCACTTGATGTTAATTTAATTCTTGGTGGTTCATCAAGTATTGTCGCAGACACAGAAGCTGCAATGGATACTCATGTAACAATGATTACTTCATTGTGTGAAACTCGTAGAGATTGTGTGGGATTTGTTTCTCCATATCGTGCTGCTACAGTTGGTGTTGCTCAATCAATAGATGCAACGAAGAATGTTGTTGATGGTTTCAATACTTGTCCAAGTTCATCATACATGGTTTTTGATAGTGGTTACAAATATATGTACGATAAGTATTCTGATGTATATAGATTTGTTCCATTGAACGGAGATACTGCTGGACTTTGTGCATTTACAGACCAAGTTGCAGATAGTTTCTTTTCTCCTGCTGGATTTAACAGAGGAAATGTTAGAGGTGCAGTTAAGTTATCTTACAACCCTACAAAGGCAGAAAGAGATCAACTATACAAAGCAAGGGTTAACCCAGTAGTTAACTTTCCAGGCCAAGGTGTTGTACTCTTTGGAGATAAAACTGCATTGACAAAACCAAGTGCGTTTGATAGAATTAACGTAAGACGATTATTCTTACTTCTAGAAAAAGCAATTGCAACTGCAGCTAAGTTTCAACTCTTTGAGTTTAATGATGAATTTACAAGAGCACAATTTAGAAACTTAGTAGAACCTTTCTTGAGGGATATACAAGGTAGACGAGGTATTACAGATTTCTCTGTTGTTGCAGATGGAACAAATAATACTGGAGAAGTCATTGACAGAAACGAATTTGTTGCAGACATCTTTATCAAACCAGCAAGGTCTATCAACTTCATAACACTTAACTTTATCGCAGTTAGGACTGGGGTAAGCTTTACAGAGGTAGGAGGCTAATCATGGGAAACATAGATGACTTTAAAGCAAATCTAATTGGTGGTGGTGCTCGTGCTAACCAGTTCAGAGTAACATTAACACCACCATCTGGAATTGCAATCGGACTAGATGTTCGTAGAACTTCATTTCTTGTAACTGCTGCTCAGATGCCTGCATCTACTTTGACAGAAATTCCAGTTCCATTTAGAGGTAGAAACATTTATATTACTGGTGACAGACCAGCTCCAGAAACTTGGTCAGTTACAGTATACAATGACACAGACTTTATGATAAGAAATGCAATGGAACTATGGCAAAATGGTATTAACAGTTATGTTGATAATACTGGTGTTATTTCTCCATCTGATTATCAAACAGATTTAACTGTAGAACAGTTAGATAGAGATGATACAGTTTTAAAAAGTTATATTTTCAGAAATGCATTTCCAACATCAATTAGTGCAATTGAGTTAAGTTCTGCTGAAGCAACTGAAATTGAAACATTTGACATTGAGTGGAGATATCAACACTTTGAACCATCAGGCGTTAGTTTCTAACCTACTAAATAGTCTATAACATTAGTAGGAGATATTATGGCTGAACTTTTTGGTTTCAAATTTGAAAGAATTAAAGACTCTGCTTCCAAAGAAAAATTTACTGAACCTAGTTCAGAAGATGGAACTCTGGAAGCAGTCGCTGGTGGTTTTTACGGACAACTATTAGACCAAGATGGGCGTGAACGCTCAGAGATAGATTTAGTTCGTAGATATCGTGATATTGCACAACAACCAGAATGTGATTCTGCTATTGAGGATATCATAAATGAAGGTATTGTGTCAAATGAAAAAGACCAAGCAGTTGCAATAGAACTTGACAGACTTTTACTTCCTAAAAAAATCAAAGACAAAATCAGAGAAGAGTTTGATAATGTTCTAGAACTTTTAAACTTTGACCAAAAAGGACACGATATATTCAGACGTTGGTATGTTGATGGAAGAATGTATTATCATAAAGTTATTGATAAGAAAAATCCAAGAAAAGGTATTCAAGAACTTAGATACATTGACCCTAAAAAAATTCGTAAAGTAAAAGAAGTAAAGAAACAAAACAAACCTGGCTCAAGTATAGAACTCATTCATGCCGTAAAAGAATATTTTCTTTATAATGATAAAGGTTTACAAGGTGGTACTGCTGAGGGTATTAAGATATCTCCAGATTCTATCACTTATTGTCCAAGTGGATTAATTGACCAGAATAGAGGTCATGTATTATCTTACCTACACAAAGCAATTAAACCAGTAAATCAATTACGCATGATTGAAGATGCGTTAGTTATTTACAGAATATCAAGAGCTCCAGAACGTAGAATATTCTATATTGATGTAGGTAACTTACCTAAGATTAAAGCAGAACAATATCTTAAAGATGTTATGAATAGATACAGAAACAAACTGGTCTATGATGCATCTACTGGTGAGATACGAGATGACAGAAATCATATGTCAATGTTGGAAGATTTCTGGTTACCAAGACGAGAGGGTGGTAGAGGAACAGAGATTACTACTTTGCCTGGCGGTTCTAATCTTGGTGAGATAGATGATATAGAATACTTTAAGAAAAAACTATATCGTTCTTTGAACGTACCGATTTCAAGATTGGAAGCAGAGGCTGGTTTTAGTCTTGGTCGTTCTACAGAAATTACAAGAGATGAATTAAAGTTTACAAAGTTTGTCCAAAGACTGCGTAAAAGATTTACACCTCTATTTACTGATATGTTAAAAACACAACTTATTCTTAAAGGTGTAGTTACCTTAGAAGATTGGAAGAATATGAGTCAACATATTCAATATGACTTCTTACAAGATGGACACTTTGCAGAACTCAAGAAAGCAGAATTACTTGAGGATAGAATTAATGCACTAGGTAATATTGAAAGTTATATTGGAACTTTCTTTAGTAAAGAATGGGTACAGAAAAACGTACTTAATTTTACTGATGCAGAAATTGATAATATGCAGAAACAGATTAACAAAGAAGCTGGTCTTGACCCAGATGAGGGTGGAGTTGATATACCACAAAATACTGATGGTATTACAAGATTTCCGTCTATGGATGGTGCTCCAATACCAGCAGATGACCTAGATAAATATGATGGTCAAGAACCACCAGAAGATAATGGAGAAAAATAATGAGTGCAGAAAATTTCGTAGATGAATTACAAAAAGGTAATAACTTAGGTGCTGAAGATGCATTTAAAAGTGCAATGACAGATAGAGTTGCACAATCACTTGAAACAAAAAGAAAAGAGGTTGCTGGAACTTTCGTAAAGAACCACATACCAGAAGTAGAGGAAAATGAAACAGTTTAATTCATTGTATACATCTCTCCCAGAGAAAGATGAACATAAGAAATCTAAACAGTATAAGAAACTTTCTCCGAAGATGAAAGACGCTGTTGATGATATTTTTAATAAAATGGATACTAAACCTTCAGATTTCCTAAATACTTTTGAAAAAACTATTAATCAAGTATCTAAAAAATATAAGGTGTCCGAAAAGGAACTTATGGGATATTTTGAAAAAGAAATGTTAGCATTTTAAGGGGTTAAATAATGTCATTCGTAACAACAACATTGAGAGATACAGTAGTCAATGCACCTAAAGCTGGTGGATTTGTAACAATCAAAGCAGTTTTTGATAACGATACTGCAACTAATCTTATATTAGATGGAGATGGATTAGATGGATTTGCGAATGGTGCCAAGTTAGATTTAGTAAGAGCGTGGTGGGCATTTACTCAAGGAACTGCTGCTGGAAATACTGGAGATTGTATCATTGAATTTAAAGGTGCATCATCTGATGTAGTTGCATTACACCTCGCTGGTACTGGACATTATGATGGTTCTGCTGGTGCGATTAAGGCTGCGGCAACAAACACAACTGCAACATCTTCTGATATTACAGCAGAAACAAGAGGAACATCTGGTTTTGTAATATTAGAATTTAGAAAAGATGAAGCATATACTTCATAAAGGATAGAATAATGTACACATTAAAATTAATATCAGAACATATAGAACATGATACCGATTATCTAATTGAACAAGATGAAAAGTCTGGCAAGAAAAACTACAAGATAAAAGGTATATTTATGCAAGCTGATATTAAGAATCGTAATGGTCGTATATATCCTATGGAAATACTTAATAAAGAAGTAAGTCGTTATAATAAAGAGTACATCAATGAGAAAAGAGCATTTGGAGAGTTAGGACACCCAGACGGGCCAACTGTTAATCTAGAAAGAGCATCTCATATGATTACTTCTTTACAACCAGACGGAAAGAATTTTATTGGAGAAGCAAAGATACTTTCAACCCCTATGGGTGAAATAGTAAAATCTCTGATGGATGATGGTGCAAAATTAGGTGTATCATCTAGAGGCATGGGGAGTTTAGACCAAAAAAATGGTGCTAACGTAGTGAGAAAAGACTTTTACCTTGCAACTGCAGCTGATATTGTTGCAGACCCATCTGCTCCCAACGCATTTGTTGAGGGTATTATGGAAGGTAAAGAGTGGATTTGGAACAATGGTTTGATAAAAGAAGCCGATGTTGCAGAGATAAAAGATAACATTGAAGAAAACCACAGAACTAACAATTCTGCAGCGGATAGTTTAGAGTTCGCAAGGTTTTTACAAAAACTGTAATTTATAAATAAGTCATATAAATACAAAATTTAAAGGAGAAAATCCCCATGGCTAATGAATTAGATAAAACCATTGAGGAATTAGAAGCAGAAGTACTTAGTGAATTGGAAGAAGCTAATGGTGCAGATGCTCCTATGAAATCTGCTGGGAAACCAGAAAAAATGGATACAATGGACTCAGATGGCGCTACAGAGAATGAAGGCGAAATCGGAGGCCCATCACCAACTAAAGATGCAAAACAAACAGGAAAAATTGACCCTGCTAAAAAAGTAAAGAAAGACTCATCAGCACCAGCAAAAACTGGTGGAGCTGCAGAGGGTGGTATCAAATCTAAAATGGAAAGTTTTTCTGATGAAGAAATCAGAGAACTTTGTCATACAAAAGACCACGACTGTGCTACTTTTGTTGAACATCCAGTATTTGGTAAAGGTAAACCAATCAAAGAATCACACGCTATACCAGATGCAGACGGATATGTTGCATGGTATGATGTTACATTCAAACATGGAGTAGAGAGAAAAGTTATGGCAGAAGACATGAAAATCCTTCAAACAGAAGCTCATGATGAGAAAAAAGAAAACATGACCAAAGACAAAATGATTAATGCCATGAAAGATATGATGATGGGTATGCATAAAGAGAAAAAAGATGTTATCCAAGCAACATATGAAAAAATGATGAATATGGGTATGCATGACAAAAAAGAAACAGAAGAAGAGAAAGCAAAATCTGAAGCTGTTGAAAATCGTTTAAAGTCTATTGACGTATCTGAGCACGTAAATGCTTTAATGAATGGTGAGGGTGACCTTTCCGAAGATTTCAAACGTAAAGCCGCAACAGTATTTGAGGCCGCAGTTAAATCAAAAGTTCGTTCTGAAGTAGAAAGAATGGAAGACGAATATAAATCTGAACTGGAAGAAAATATAAACACAACTAAGGAAGAATTAACTGAAAAAGTTGATTCATACATGAATTATGTTGTTGAAGAATGGATGAAAGAGAACGAGTTAGCAATTGAAAGAGGCCTAAAAGGCGAGATTGCAGAAGACTTTATCTCTGGTTTAAAACAATTGTTTGAAGACCACTATGTTGATGTTCCAGATGAAAAGTATGATGTGTTAGAAGCACAATCAGAAAAGATTTCAGAACTAGAAGGTAGAATTAATGAAATGATGGAAGAGCAAATCCAGTCCAAGTTGGTTAATGCTACACTAGTGAAGGAACAAGTCTTGTCAGCACTTTCTTCTGACTTGGCTGAAACAGAAATTGAAAAGTTTAAGTCATTAATTGAAGATGTAGACTTCACTAACGAAGAGTCTTATCGTGAAAAACTTGGAACTCTAAAGGAAAGTTATTTCCCTAAGACATCTACAGTTTTGACTGAAACACTAGATGATGTAGAAACTGGTATCGCACAGGACATTGACACAAGTGACTCAATGGCAGCTTATATGTCCGCTATTGGGAGAACAGTTAATAGTGCAAAATAACAATTTTATAAATAAAAGTAGAAAAAAATAAGGAGAAACCAATGTTTCAAACAGAACATCTACAAGAAAAGTGGTCGCCAGTCCTTCAACATCCAGATTTACCAGAAATCAAGGATAATTACAGGCGTGCCGTTACTACAATAATCTTAGAAAATCAAGAAAAAGCTCTAAGAGAAGACAGAAACTTCTTAGGTGAAGCTGCACCAACAAACGCAACTGGTGGAAGTATAGATAATTGGGATCCAATTTTGATCTCATTAGTAAGACGTTCTATGCCTAATCTAATCGCATATGATATTTGTGGTGTTCAACCTATGACTGGCCCAACTGGTCTTATCTTTGCAATGAGAGCAAGAGCATTATCACAAGCTGGTGCAGAAGCACTTGCAGATGAACCAGCAATGTTGTCAAACCAAGATGCTGGTTCTGATACTGGTGGTGGAGATATCTCTGGTACTAACCCTGCTGTGTTAAATGACAGTCCTGCTGGTACATATACTACTGCAACTGGTATGACACTTGCACAAGGTGAAGCATTAGGTGATACTACTACTAACGCTTTCGCAGAGATGGCTTTCAGTATTGAGAAGCATACTGTTACTGCTGTATCAAGAGCTCTAAAAGCAGAATATACTATGGAACTTGCTCAAGACTTAAAAGCAATTCATGGTTTAGATGCTGAAACAGAACTTGCAAACATACTATCTGCTGAAATTCTTGCAGAGATTAACAGAGAAGTTGTAAGAAACATTTATGTTTCTGCCGTAAAAGGTGCTCAAGCAAACACAACTACTGCTGGTATCTTTGACCTAGATACAGATTCAAATGGTAGATGGTCAGTTGAGAAATTCAAAGGACTTATGTTTCAAATAGAGAGAGATGCCAACGCTATCGGTCAACAGACTCGTAGAGGAAAAGGTAATATGATACTATGTTCAGCTGATGTTGCTTCTGCACTTCAGATGGCTGGTGTTCTAGATTACACTCCTGCTCTTAATAACAACTTAAATGTTGATGACACTTCAACAACATTTGCTGGTGTTATGAATGGTAGATACAAAGTATATGTAGACCCATATGCTGCTAACGTATCTGCATCACAATACTACATAGTTGGTTATAAAGGAACTTCTCCATATGACGCTGGTATGTTCTACTGCCCATACGTTCCACTACAGATGGTTCGTGCAGTAGGAGAGAATACTTTCCAACCAAAAATTGGTTTCAAGACAAGATACGGAATTGCTGCTAACCCATTCCATACTGGAACAGTTGCTGCTTCCACAGATGGTGCAATTACCATTACATCTGCTACCAATAAGTACTACAGAAAAGTTAAAGTTTCTAACTTAATGTAAAGTAAAAAGAACCAACCTAAAACAGAGGGGATTTATTCCCCTCTTTTTTTTGTTATAAATAGTATTATGACAACAGCAACTTCACCATTATCAAGACAACCAACTGTAACGGATTATAGTAGCCCGACACAGTTTAGATTTAGTATTAATCAACTACCAAAGGTGGAGTTCTTTACCACATCAGCAAACTTGCCTGGCATAAGTTTAGGTGAGTTAATTATACCAACTCCATATACAGATATACCAATTGTTGGCGATAAGATAACATATGAAAATCTTTCAATAAGTTTTATAGTAGATGAGTTTTTAGAAAACTATATATCAATACATAACTGGTTAATAGGTATTGGTTTTCCATCAGACAGACAACAATTCACAACCTTTCGTTCAACCACATCAAATACAGCAAATGCTGGAGGTGGTGGAAATACTGATATTGGTAAGGTTGGTAAGACTACTGCTGATAGACCACTTTATTCGGATGCAACTCTTACAATACTTTCTAATAAAAATAATCCTATTGTAGAGGTAAGATATTCAGATATGTTTCCAGTATCTTTGAGTGGATTAGATTATAACAGTCAAGAGGCTGATGTTGACTACTTAACAGCAACGATTGATTTTCGTTATAAATTATATGAGATAGTGACTTTATAATATGGAGTAAAAATGAATTTGGAAGAATTGAAACTTCAAGTCCAAAAAGACTTGAAAGTAGATGATGAACATCTAGATACCGAATCTTTAAAAAATCAAGAAATAAAAGCAAAATACCTAGAACACAAATCTAGATTTGAACTTCTTTTGTTTAAAGCAAAAGGAGATTATAAACGATTGTATCGTGAAAAGTGGGAATACTATGGTGGTAAAGCTGATGCAAAGATATATGCAACCAAACCTTTTGACCTCAAAGTTCTCAAAACAGACTTAGCAGTTTACATTACTTCAGACGAAGAAATTATAAATGCAGAGAACAAAGTAGGTTATTTAGAAACAGTAGTGGACTATATCAAAGGAGTTATCAAGTCAGTTGATAATCGTGGTTGGGATATTAAAAACGCTATTGAATGGAAGAAATTTGAGGCTGGAGTGACATATTAAATGAACTATTCAGTAATAAATTTTCCAAATAACTTGATACAAGATATGTTGAGAAGTAAAGAAGACATCTTGACAAAAGGTAATATAAATGATGCAAGTGGGTTGACAAAAAGAAATTCTAGTGTATCATGGATAAAAGATAAAACCATTTGTCAAAGAGTTTTCTCTGTGATAAAAAATAAAACAAAAGACTTTTCAAATCTGCATCTGGATAATATAGAACCTTTACAATATTCTGAATATGATACAAGTCAAGAATATGGTTGGCATCAAGACTTAAATAATAAACCTTATGAAGATGGTAGAATAAGAAAGATATCATTTTCTATATTCTTAAATAGTAACTTTAAGGGTGGTGAGTTTGATTTAGAAATACACGGCCCAGATGTAAAACCTAGATATATATCAAAGTGGAAACGTAGTAATGAAAACTGTGTGATATTTAATTCAGATATGTGGCACAGAGTAAGACCAGTAAAGTCTGGTGTAAGAAAAAGTATTGTTGGTTGGTTGTTAGGCCCTGTTACTAGATAATGAAAATATCAAAGATAAATGAGGTTTACTTAGAACTAGAAGTAGACGAAGACGTTTCTAGAGAACTATCTGATTACTTTACTTTTGAAGTGCCAGGCGCAAAGTATATGCCTCACTATCGTAGGAAACTTTGGGATGGTAAAATAAGATTATTTTCACCACACAATGGTAGAATATATGTAGGACTTTTACCTTACATAAAAGAGTTTTGTGATAGAAACAAAGAAAAACTATATATTGATAAAGGAGTAGAAAATGAACGGAATGTTATTCGTGAGAGCGTCAGAGAATTTGCCGAGTCACTACGACCCAAGAGCAGAGGCAAACCTATACAATTTCGTGATTATCAAGTTGATGCAATCTGGCACGCTATACAGTCAAATCGTTGCCTTCTTTTATCTCCTACTGCTTCAGGCAAATCACTCATAATATACACCCTTGTTAGATATTACAATCTAATGAAACTCAAGACACTTATACTTGTACCTACTACATCATTAGTTGAACAGATGTATTCTGATTTTATTGATTATGGTTGGGAGGACAAACATATCCACAGAGTATATGCTGGTATGGATAAAGGTTCTAAAAAACCAGTCATAATATCTACATGGCAATCTTTATATAAACTTCATAAACAATATTTTGCACAATATGGTTGTATCATAGGAGATGAAGCTCATCTATTTAAAGCAAAATCTCTGACTGATATAATGACAAGAGCTGAAGGTTGTAAGTATAGATTTGGATTGACTGGAACTCTTGATGGTACACAGACACATAGACTTGTACTTGAGGGTTTATTCGGTCAAGTTAATAAAATAATTACAACTAAAGAATTGATAGACAGGGGAACACTTGCAAAATTACAGATAGATTGTATTGTATTGAAACATAAAGAAGAAGAATGTAAAAGAGTAAGACATTATAGATATGCAGAAGAACTAAACTATATTGTATCTCACCCAAAGAGAAATAAGTTTATTGAAAATCTATGTAAGAACATAAAAGGTAATACACTATTACTTTTTCAATTAGTTGAAAAACATGGAGTCTTATTATATAATGAAATAAAAACACTTGATAGAAAAGTATTTTTTGTGTATGGTGGAACAACTACAGAAGCTAGGGAGAGAGTTCGTGCAATTACAGAAAAAGAAAAAGATGCAATCATTGTGGCATCTTATGGTACATTTTCTACTGGTATTAATATTAGGGCTATCAACAATATCGTGTTCGCCAGTCCTTCCAAAAGTAGGGTGCGAGTTCTCCAATCAATTGGTAGAGGACTCAGACAAACTGAAGATAAAACTGTGGTCAGGTTATTTGATGTGTCAGATAACCTCACCTATAAGTCAAGACAAAATTTCACATACAGGCATTTCACACAACGACTAAATATATACAAGGAAGAACAATTTAAGTACGAAATTAATAGGATTAATTTATGAGTTACCATATAGTAAAATTATCAAATGGAGAAGATATAATTTGTAATATCCACGAACCTACTAGTTCGCAAGAAACAAGTAAAGTAAAAATAAGTTCTCCTCTAAAAATGGATACTATTGCAAGAACAACTAGTAAAGGAATTGTTGAATCATTATCTTTGGCTAGATGGGTGCAACCATATTCAGATGAAAAGTATTTTAATATTGAAAGAAGTTCTATAGTTCTAATAACGCCTGCAAGTATTGGAATAACTAGATATTATGAATATGTATTACAAAATATAAATGAAGTTGTAAAATCAAAATCACCCACTATAAAACAATTAAAACAAATAGATGAAGAACCACAAGAAACATTGACAGAAGAAGACTTTGAAGATATACTTGAAGAATTTAAACTTAAAACTAAAACTACTTATCATTAATCTGATGAGTCACAATAGTGATTATACACTATTTTATACAATTGTCAAGTGAAAAAAAGGAAAAATTATGGAAAACTTTATATTATTCTTTCAAATACCAGATGAAATCTGTGATAAGCTTGTTGACTACCATAAAAATAATGAGTATGATAAAAATAACTCAAAATATGGTTGGGATATAAAGACAAAAGAAAGTATAGATTGCACTTGTAATCCAAGAAGCAATCACCCAGTAATACAAGAATACCTTTCTTTTATGTGGCAAGGACTTCAAGCATACCAGCAAAAGTATGTATACATGAATCAATTAACAGTAATATCACAACCATTTAATATTCAATATTATCCGCCTGGGGGTGGATATAAAAGATGGCACAACGAAAGAAGTGAACATCAAACACATCAAAGAAATTTAGTTTTTATGACATATCTTAATGATGTTCCAGATGGTGGTGGAACAGAATTTGTATATTATCCAGATGTTAAAATAAATGCAAAGAAAGGTTTGTCATTACTTTGGCCACCAGATTTTACTCACACCCACAGAGGTATAGTATCACAACATGAAAAATATATTGCTACTGGTTGGTTTAATCATGCAGATGTTTCTGAAGTTAAACAATTTAATAAAAATAAATCTTGACATTCGTGTCATTTTAGTGTATATTTAATTTAATGTTTTTATAAAGGATTTATTAATGGCAAGAACCAAAGTAAAAGGCGTTCACTATGTGGACAACAAAAAGTTTCATCAGGCCATGATTGATTGGAAAGAAAAGTGTAAAGATGCAGAAGAAGCTGGAGATGATATTCCCCAGATTACAAACTATATCGGTTCATGTTTTCTAAAGATTGCAAATGGACTTTCGTATAGACCGAACTTTATTAACTATACATATAGACAAGAAATGATTTCAGATGGTATTGAGAACTGTTTACAATACATACATAACTTCAATCCAGAAAAATCTAAGAATCCGTTTGCATATTTTACACAGATAATCTATTATGCATTTATTCGTAGAATACAAAAGGAAAAGAAACAAACTCATGTTAAACATAGAATGATTGAAAAACAAGAATATCTTCCTTACATAACAATGGAAGGCGATAGCACTACATATCAAGTTGGTGGATTTGACCCAAATATTATGGTGCCAGATGAAGCTGTTTATAAACCAAAGAAGAAAGATACTAAAGATATACCGAAAGGTCTAGAAAATTTTATGGATAATGACGATTGAAAATTGCAATAATTACTGACACTCACTTTGGTGCAAGAAACGACAACAATAACTTCAATGAATATTTTTATAAATTTTATGAGGAACAATTCTTTCCATATCTAAAAGAACACAATATTAAAGATTGTATTCATTTAGGTGATATCATGGATAGAAGAAAGTTTGTGTCTTATAGAACAGCAAAAGATTTTCGTGAGAGGTTTATTTTACCTTTTTCTAAACTAGGAATTAATCTTCATGTTCTAGTTGGAAACCATGACACCTATTTTAAAAATACAAATGAGGTAAACTCTGTAGAAGAATTACTTGGAAATAGATATGATAATATAAAAATTTATTCAGAGGCTGCAGAGGTAAAGTTTGATAGTTTGTCTGTTTTGTTTTTGCCTTGGATAAATGCATCTAATCATGCAAACACAATGAAAATGATAGAAAACTCAAAATCTGGTGTGTGCATGGGTCATTTAGAGATTGCTGGTTTTGAAATGATGAAAGGTATGAAAAACGAACATGGATACGATAAATCTTTTTTTAGAAAATTTGACACAGTTTTTAGTGGGCATTTCCATCACAAATCAGATGATGGTCACATCTATTATTTGGGGAGTCCATATGAGTTTTACTGGAATGATTGTGATGATAGAAAAGGATTTCATATCTTTGACACAGAGAGTAGGAGCTTGGATAGAATAATTAATCCTAGAACTATTCATAAAAAGATATATTATGATGATACTCAAAACGATTATAGGAAACACGACCTAGAACAATACAAAGATAATTATGTTAAGGTTATTGTGGTCAATAAGAAAGACTTGTATCAGTTTGACCAGTTTATTGAAAAATTATTAAAGTCCGATTCTCACGAAGTAAAAATTATAGAAGACTTTTCTGACCTAGATGCAAACACAGTATCAGATGATATTGTAGAAAATACACAAGACACTATGACACTTTTAAATATGTACATTGATGAGTTAGATGTTACACTAGACAAAGGTAGACTTAAAAATCTACAAAGAGAACTATATACAGAAGCCCAGGATTTAGAGATTTGATTAATTTTAAGTATGTGAGATGGAAGAACTTTCTTTCAACTGGAAACCAACCTACAGAAATACAACTAGATAAAAACTCCACTACTCTTATCATAGGTGAGAATGGTGCTGGTAAATCTACAGTATTGGATGCAATTTGTTTTGGTTTATTTGGTAAACCATTTCGTGTTATTAGTAAAAGTCAATTAGTAAATTCTATTAATAATGGTGCAACTATGGTAGAAGTTGAGTTTTCTATTGGAACAGTTCAGTATAAAGTTATTCGTGGTATTAAACCAAACAAGTTTGAAATATATCAAAATGATAAGATGATGAACCTTGAGGCAAATGTTCGTGATTATCAAAAAATATTAGAACAACAAATACTAAAACTAAACTATAGTTCTTTCACACAAGTTGTTATACTTGGTAGTGCATCATGGGCTCCATTCATGCAACTTAAAGCAAAACAAAGACGAGAAGTTGTAGAAGAAATACTGGACATCAAAATCTTTTCAACTATGAATCTTATTTTAAAACAAAAGATAAAAACTGTATTAGAAGATATTCGTGATATGGAACATCAGTATGATTTAGTGCAATCTAAAATTAGTATGCAAGAAACTCATATCAAAGATATGAAAGAAAACAAAGATAAAATTGTTGAACAAAAAGAAAAAGTTATTAAAGAAAATGAAACAGAGCTTTTAAAAAGAAAAAAGAAAGAAAACGAATTACAATGTGCAAATAATGATTTTCTAAAAGAAATGATTGGTGAAGATAAAATTATAGAGAAAAGAAATAAACTAAAAGATATGCAATTCTCAATAAAAGATAAACATAATCGTGAAAGTAAAATGATTACTTTTTATGAAGAAAATGACGAGTGTCCAACTTGTGAACAACTTATTAGTTTTAATTTTAAAGAGAAAAAAATAAAACAAAATCAAGCTTCTGTAAACGAACTTGACAAGGGTTTACATAAACTTTCAGATGAAATGTTAAAAGTGGATACTAAAATAAAAGAGTATAAAACAATAGCAAAACATATAAGGGATAACGAAGTTCTAATTGCACAAAGTAATACTTCTATTTTAGAACTAGAAAAGTTTAATGTTAAACTACAAACTGAAATCAAACAATATAAAACAGATAGTAAAGAAGAAACTGATACAGATAAACTCAAAGATTTAAAAGAAAGTTTAGAAAGTATATCTAAGCAAAAAACTAAACTAAAAGAAGATAAGATATACTATGAAGCTTCAAGAAGTATGTTGATGGATACTGGAATCAAAACTAAGATTATTAAACAGTATTTACCTATAATGAATAAGTTGATTAATAAGTATCTAACTTCTATGGAATTTTATGTGAACTTCACTCTTGATGAAAACTTTGAAGAAACAATCAAGTCACGATATCGTGATGAGTTTTCTTATGCATCATTTAGTGAGGGTGAGAAAATGAGAATAGACCTTGCATTACTTTTTACATGGAGAGCCATCGCTAAGATGAAAAACTCTACAAATTGTAATCTACTTATGTTAGATGAGATATTTGATAGTTCATTAGATGGTACTGGAACAGACGAGTTCCTAAAGATATTGAATACATTGAGTGGAGAAAATGTATTTGTAATAAGTCATAAACAAGATGCACTCGCTGATAAGTTCAGAGAAACCATCAGATTTGAAAAGATAAGGAATTTTAGTCATGTTGCTACTTAATGGAGATTGCATTGAAGAAATGCAGAAACTAATTGATGATGGAGTACAAGTGGATTCAGTTGTTACTGACCCACCATATCACTTGACATCTATTGTAAAACGATTTGGTAAAGAAGATTCTGCACCAGCACAGTTTGGAACAGATGGTGCATATGCAAGAGCATCAAAAGGTTTTATGGGTAAAGAGTGGGATGGTGGAGATATTGCATTTAGACCAGAAACTTGGGAACTTGCATTGAAACTATTGAAGCCAGGTGGACATCTACTTGCGTTTTCTGCTTCTCGTAATTATCACAGAATGGCAGTTGCAATTGAAGATGCTGGTTTTGAGATTCGTGACCAGATGATGTGGTTATATGGAAGTGGTTTTCCTAAGAGTCAGAATATGGGAAAAGCAATAGATAAAAAACAAGGTAACGATAGGGAAGTTTTAGGTACAAAAATTACTAACATAGGTATGCAAGGTAACAATTTTAAAAGAGGTTCTAAGTCTGGGGAAGTTGAAGTAACAAAAGGTGACTCTGAATGGGAAGGCTGGGGAACTGCATTGAAACCAGCACACGAACCTATAGTGATGGCAAGAAAACCTTTATCAGAAAGTTCTATTGTAGACAATGTATTGAAACATGGAACTGGTGCAATAAATATTGATGGTTGTAGAGTAGAGGGTAATGATGCAAAGTATCCAGATACGAATCCAGATTTTAGAGATCAAGGTAAAAAATCAAAAGAGTCAATTGGTATAGACAAGTTATCTTTTGGTCAAGTAGAAAATGCAGAAAGACAAAAAGCAGTTGCAAATTCAAGTGGTAGATTTCCAGCAAATGTTATGCATGATGGAAGTGATGTGATTGTGAATCAATTTCCAGAGGGTGCAAAAGGTTCTACTGCTCCTAGAAATAGAGATACAGTTGGAATGTTTGGTATGCCTAATGATGCAACTTCTGAATATGCAGATGAAGGTTCTGCTGCAAGATTCTTCTATTGTCCAAAAACTTCTAAGTCTGAAAGACATAGTAATCTAGATGACCACGAAATATCAGTTGGTGCAAATGGTAATAAGTGGACAGACCAAGATTATAGAAAAGGTGATACCAAACCTACAACTGAAAGAAAGAATACTCACCCAACTGTGAAGCCTGTTGAGTTAATGAAGTACCTTTGTAGATTAGTTACACCAAAAGGTGGTACAGTTCTTGACCCATTTATGGGAAGTGGTTCTACAGGCATGGCTGCAAAAGACGAGGGGTTTGATTTTATCGGTATTGAGAAAGAAAAAGAATACTTTGAGATTTGCGAATCACGAATCAAACGATTCGCACCACTCATGGATTTCATGTAAAATCGTGATAGTAAGTCCTTGATTTTAAAGGGTTTTTTAAAACACTTGACAAGTCTTATTTTCTGTGGTACTCTATATACATAATAGAGAAAGAGGTTTTACATGAAAGATTTATCACTACTTGCGAAACTACTTGCAGAAGAAGATATTCATGTAGTTCATAGACAACAACCAACTGCAATGTTTGATGTTCTGAATAGAGAACTATCGCTTCCAATTTGGAAAGATATGTCCAAAAATATTCAAGACCTTATGACATTACATGAGGTTGGTCATGCTTTATGGACTCCACTAGAAATGATGGATAAAGTCAAAGAACAAAAGATTTCGTTTTCAGTTGTCAATGTTCTAGAAGATGTTCGTATTGAGAAAGCTGTTCAACTTAAATATAAAGGTGCAGTAAAGATTTTCAATAAAGGTTATCAAGAACTTATTCATAGTAATTTCTTTGAAACAATTGGTAAAGAGATTAAAAATTACAATCTTATTGATAGAATTAATCTTCACTACAAACATCATACTGATGTTCCATTTTCTGATGATGAGATGGTCTGGGTTAAGAAAGCTAATCAAACAGTTACTTCAGATGACGTAATTGAACTTGCAAAAGAACTTATTGATTTCATTGAAGAAAACAAAGAAAGTCAAGGTAAAGATACCGATACTGACGATTTAATGATGCCTGAAATGGGTAAACAATCAATGGGTACTGAAAGTAATCAAGACGAAAATTCTGTTGAAAATCAAGAGTATGAGATGCCTTCTAGTGGTGGTTCAGAAGAATCAGAAGAAAATTCAGACGAAGAAAAGTCTGGTGGTTCAGAAAGTTCAGACGAAGAATCAGAAGAAACTGAAGAAGAAACATCTACGGCTGGTTCAGAAAAGTCTGACGAAGATTCAGATGGTAAGTCAGAAACTAAAGATGTTACTGTAGAGTCTATGAGTGATGGTGGTGGAGATGGTGATTTCAATATTACTGCTACTACTGATAATGCTTCTATTAAGTCTACTGAAAATATGTTAGACAAAGAGGCTGGTACTTATCAATATTCAAATATTCCAAGTGTTGACTTGAAAAAAGTTATCGTTCCTACTAAAGAGATACTTGACATTTTCAAAAATCATTATCTTAATGAAAAGAAAAGTGATGATATGTATTGGAACAAAACTCTAGATGAACTTAATAAAACAAAAACAGATAGTAAGAAAGCTGTGTCTTATATGGTCAAAGAGTTTGAGATGAAAAAGTCTGCTGATGCATATGCAAGAGCAACTACTTCAAAAACTGGAACTCTAGATATGGGTCAGTTACATACTTACAAATATAATGATGACTTGTTTGCAAAAGTTACTACGTTGCCTGGTGCAAAAAATCATGGATTAGTATTGTTTTTAGATTGGTCTGGTAGTATGGCTGGTAACTTGGTCGGTACTATGAATCAGTTATACAATATTATTTGGTTTTGTAACAGAGTTAATATTCCTTTTGAGGTTTATGGTTTTTCAAATGTTTACTCTAGAAAAATGGGTAATAAGTCTGGTTATGCACAAAACTTCAAGTCTGGTGATTTAGTTCTTAATGTCAGTTTGTTAAACTTTTTTTCAAGTAGAATGAAGACTCAAGAACAAAATGATATGATGCATTACCTTTATATGCTATCAAGTAGATGGGGTTATAGAAATTGGAGAACTGATGGTTATCCTTACAATGAGCCTTCTATGTTGGCACTTGGTTCAACTCCATTAAATGATACAATAGTTTGTGCAATGGATTTAATTCCACAGTTCAAGAAAACTGCTGGTGTTCAGAAAATGCATACTGTATTTCTTACTGATGGTGCGAGTAATTCTATTCACGACAGATTTCATGTTTACAATAGAGATGGTCAGATTAATAATGGTCAACAAGGTATTGGATATGGTACTCAAATTTTTACAGATGTCAAGTCTGGAAACAAAGTATCTTCTAAAGATTTCAAGGGATATGGTTTTCAAACTAAAATGTTACTTGCATTGTTAAAGAAAAAAATGCCTGATACAAACATTGTAAACTTTTTTGTCGCTGGTAGTGGTAGAAAAGGTACTGTTAATTACAATGCAGTTAGAGATGTAGTTGATTTAGATATGGTGCAATCATATAGTGAAATGCAAAACTTAGTTAAAAAGTGTAACAAGGAAAATGTTTTGATTGTTCCTAAAGGTCAAGGTTTTGATGTAACTTATATCTTGCCAGGGCCTAACAAGTTTGAGATGAATACTGAACTTGATTTAGAAGATGGAGTTACCTATAATAAAAGTCAGTTGAAAAGAGCATTTGGTAAAATGTCAAATGGTAAAACTGCAAATAGACCATTACTTAATAACTTTATTAAGATGGTTGCTTAATGAAAAGTGATTCGCAAAAAATGAGAATCACCAATTTTTCCCACTACGAAAACGTAAGTAAAATCAAGCACTTATCAAGACACTTGACAAAACTTAATTTTTGTGGTACTTTATATACATGATGAAAATTAACTTTGAGAGGAAAAAAATATGACACAATTTTCGCCGCAAAAACAAAAGTTTATTGATAAGGCCACCGAGATGTTTGGTGCTGGTTCAATACTTCAAAAGAAAGATGTAGTTGAAGCTTCAAAAGCTGCTGGTGTTCCAAAGGCCGGTTGGTTTCTAGGTTATGGTAAAATTGGTTACAATCAATTTAAACTGCCTGGGGAGTCTGCCCCATCAACAATCATAAATACTCCGACAGAAAATACTGCGAGTATGAGTTTGATTGCAACTAATATGGAAAAACAAAATCTAGTTCCTAGTGCCTTTGAGGGTTTTGTGCCTTGGGGTCACTTCAAGGATATTAAACAGATTGTAAAGTCTGGTTTGTTCTATCCTATATTTGTTACTGGCTTGTCTGGTAATGGTAAGACTCTTATGATTGAACAAGTTCATGCTGATATGAACAAAGAGTTAATCAGAGTTAACATCACTATTGAAACTGACGAAGACGATTTACTTGGTGGTTTCAGATTGGTCAATGGAGAAACTAAGTTTGTTCCTGGCCCAGTTATTGAAGCAATGGAAAAAGGTTGTACTCTTTTACTTGATGAGTGTGACTTAGGTTCTAACAAGTTAATGTGTTTGCAGCCTGTCCTAGAGGGTAAAGGTGTTTACTTGAAAAAAGTAAACAAGTGGATTACTCCTAAAGATGGTTTTAATGTGATGGCGACTGCTAACACTAAAGGTAAAGGTTCAGAAGATGGTAGATTCATTGGAACTAACATTTTGAATGAGGCCTTCCTTGAGAGGTTTGCAGTTACGATTGAACAACCATATGCTGCTGCATCAGTAGAAAAAAAGATTGTTCTTGGTTCTATGAAAAAGTATGGAACTGTAGATGAAGACTTTGCAACTAATCTAGTTACTTGGTCTGAAGTTATCAGAAAGACTTTCTATGATGGTGGAGTTGATGAGTTGATATCAACTAGAAGACTTGACCACATTGTAAAAGCCTTTGCAATTTTCAAAGACAAAATGAAGTCTATTGAAATGTGTGTCGCTAGGTTTGATGATGACACTAAAGAATCTTTTATGGACTTATACACCAAGATTGATGCTGGTGTAAATCCATTAGAAGAAACTACTGAAATTCCAACAGTAGAAACAACTAAAGACGAAGAACCTCAATTCTAGGTTCTTCTAAAAAAATTATGCATAGGGGTTGTAATCTAAGGTTACAATCCTTATATATAATACAGAGGGTAAATGGGGAAAAGTACTAGTGACGTGCTAGCGTTTACTCTCCACAAAGACAACGCCATTAAGGGTTGTCATTATAATCTTGCTTTAAAAGGAGATAAACATGGTAAGAAATAATCTAAGTCTATTTGACAATTTTAATCAACTAACACCTTATGCCGTAGGTTTTGATAGACAGTTCAATCGTCTAAACGATTACATTAAACATCAACATCAATCTACAGGCTTTCCACCTTACAATATTCAAAAGGTAAAAGACTTTGAATATGAAATTGAAATGGCTCTTGCTGGATTCAGTAAAGAAGATATTGAAGTGGAAGTTGCAGATGGTGTACTTACAGTTCGCTCTGTAAAAGAAAATGATGATGTAGATGATGAGTGGACACTTCATAGAGGTATCTCTTATAGAAAGTTCAATCGTAAGTTTACACTTGCAGATGACATTGTAGTTAATAATGCTAAACTTGAGAATGGACTTCTAAAAATTTCTCTGGAACAAATAATTCCAGAAGAAAAGAAACCTAGACTCATTACAGTTAAATAAAAAAAAGTAAAAGAGGGGTTGACAAGACTCCTCTTTTATGTTATATTAAGAACAATCATATCCATATCTATAAGGAGATTTATATAATGGGAATTAAAATATTTGACCTACCACCAGATGGTCTAAAAGATGGTGCAGAAGCAACTTTAAATACAGAACAATCTATTGAAACACCAAATGAAGTTCTTTTTAGAAATGTAGAAAAGAATAATGATGATGTTAAGGTTACTAAATCAGATAGTGATGAGGTAGGGCCTGTTGTTCGTGGAGAGATTGTTGAAGAACGAATTTCACCAGAAGACCCACTTGTTAGAAAATATGTTCAGTATGATGCAGAGGATAGAGTGGTTTCTTCAGACCCAGAGGGTTCAGAAGAATTTGCAGCTGCAGTTGGTGAGGCTGGTCAAGGAAGAGTTAAAGCATCAATGAAAACTAAAATGGCTCTTCATATGTTAAGAGTAGAATTACCTTTAGAAGTTGTTGATGAAATAAATTCTCATATTGATGAATCAAATACAGAGGATGCAAGTAATGGTTTAGTAGGTCAGATTAATCAAAACGAAAAGTCTGCACAACTTAAATTCAATTTAGATGATGAAGTTGGTAAACTAGTAAAAGGACAACTTGACTTATATGGTAAATCATATGTTCAAAAAGGTTTTGGTAGAGATGTAACTGCTGATACATTTGAGGCATGGACAGTTCATAGTTACTCTGGAGATTTTAATCCATTACATAGTCATGGTGTAAGAACAGAAGCTGGACTATCTTGTATTTTATATCTTAAAGTTCCAGAGTGTATTGAAAAAATTTCAGACCCATCTGAAGAGGGTCTTACTCTAAATCAATCAAGTGGTAATATTGATGGATTCACATATTTTACTTGGGGTGATGGAGATAATAAAGATGCAAATAGGTTTAGACCTATTACAGAAGAATATGTTAAACCAGAGGTTGGAACTATGTTAATATTTCCAAATTGGTTAAGACACGCCGTTATGCCTTTTTATGGTGACGGAGAACGTAGGACTTTTTCTGCAAACATTAATATTTTTGAGAACTCAAGTTTTGAAAAAATGTCAGAAGAAGATAAAATGAAACATATTGAAAACATGAGGAAATAGTGAAAAAAATTGACTACAAATATGATGAGGATAAGACTTTATTAGAACTAAAGTCTTATATTGAAAGTACTTATAGTGAACACTACAGCAAGAATAAGTTTCAGGCAACTGAATTTATTATTGATGGTGGTCATGGTGAGGGTTTCTGTATCGGTAACATACTCAAGTATGCACAACGATATGGAAAAAAGAATGGCAAGGATAGAAAAGACTTGCTAAAAGTGATACATTATGGTATAATTGCATTATACACAAATAAATTGGAGAATCTAAATAATGAAACTAAGTAGTAACACAACTTCTGTATTGAAGAACTTTGCAACAATTAATCAAAATCTAGTGATTAAAGAAGGCAATACAATCGCAACAATGTCTGCAATGAAAAATATCGTTGCAAAGGCTGAGGTAGAGGAGAGCTTTCCACAAGAGGTTGCAATCTATGACCTAAATGAATTTCTAGGTGCATTATCATTGTTCTCTAGTCCTATTCTTGATTTCAATGACAGTTATGTTATGATTAGTGAAGAAAGTAAACCTACAACTAAAATGAAGTATTTCTATTCAGACCCATCAGTTGTAACAACTCCTAGTAAAATGATTACTATGCCTTCAGAAGAGGTCAAGTTTACTATGAGTAGTGATGACTTATCTAAACTTAAAAGAGCTGCTGGTGCAATAGGTGCTCCAGATATGGTTCTAGAAAGAAAAGAGGGTACGTCTTCTATTACAGTAAAAGATAAAAAGAATGATACTGCAAACAACTATTCTTTAGATGTTGATACAAATGGAGAGGGTGAGTTTAACTTCTTCTTCAAAGTAGAAAATATGAAGTTACTTGATGGTACTTATGATGTAGAGATTTCATCTAAGAATATTAGTCATTATAAAAACAAAAGTTTTGATATTGAGTATTGGATTGCACTTGAGCCTGAATCAACTTACAAAGTTTAATTTAGGAGATTTATATTATGGAAGACTTTTTGTGGGTAGAAAAATACCGACCAACCAAGATTAATGATTGCATTTTACCAGATGAGTTAAAAAAACAATTTGGAATATTTGTTCAAGATAAAGAGATACCAAATCTAATATTGTCTGGTGGGCCAGGTGTAGGTAAAACTACAGTTGCAAAAGCTATGTGTGATGAGATTGGTGCAACTTACATGATGATAAATGGTTCTGAAGAATCTGGTATTGATGTACTTAGAACTAAAATCAAAAACTTTGCATCTACTGTATCTCTTGAGGGTGGTAGAAAGTATCTAATCATTGACGAGGCAGACTATCTAAATCCTCAATCAACTCAACCAGCTCTTCGTGGTTTTATGGAAGAGTTTCATAAGAACTGTGGATTTATTCTTACTTGTAATTATAAGAATAGATTAATACCAGCATTACAATCTAGATGTTCTGTCGTTGATTTTATTATTCCTAATAATCAGAAACCAAAACTTGCATCTAGATTTTTTGCAAGGGTAGGGGATATTCTAAATAGTGAGAACATACAGTTTGAACCTAAAGCTGTCGCAGAACTTATGAATAAATTCTTTCCAGATTGGAGAAGAGTTCTTAACGAATTACAAAGATATTCTGCATCTGGTAAGATAGATGCTGGTGTTCTTGTAAATGTATCGGAGTCAAATATAAATGAACTTATGCAAATACTCAAAGACAAAGACTTTCCAAATGTTCGTAAATGGATTGTCCACAATCTTGATAATGACCCAGTTCGTATTTTTCGCCGTATTTATGATTCCCTTTATGATAATCTGGATGGTTCTACTGTTCCCCATGCTGTTGTTATCCTTGCTGAGTATCAATACAAAAGTGCATTTGTATCAGACCAAGAAATAAATCTACTTGCCTGTATGACAGAAATTATGGGCCAGGTAAAATTTAAGTAATGTCTAATCTTTGTCAGTTCATGGAAAATGAAACGCCAGTTAGTGGTATTATTTGTATTAAATGTGAAGAGGAAAAACCATTATCACATTTTAGTCAAATGAAATATCAAACTGGCAAAAGTGATTCAGAAATTAAAAGAACTTGTAAAGAATGTAGAAACAAAGCAACTAGAATAAGAAACCAACTTAGAAGAGAAAATCCTATACCATCAATACATGAAGAGTGTCCGTCTTGTGGATATACTTTAGAATATCTTGGTAGACTAGGACAAACAGTTTTCAAAAGTTGGAGATTGCATCATTGTCATAAAACTGGAAAGTTTTTAGGATATGTTTGTCATAGGTGTAACGAGGGTTTTGGTGCATTTGATGACAATCCAGAACAGATGCAAAGAGCACTAAACTGGCAAAAAGAAAGATTAAATAATGTATGAATTGAAAGACTATTTAAATGCAATAAATCACGAAAAGAAAAATCTGATGGACACAGATGATGAGATGTGGGAAAAGAAATATCCACCTTTCATTATTAATAAATGTCTTGCACCTTTTCCAGATACAATATTTAAAGTTAATGAAATGAATAAACACCACCAACTAGATAAGAAGTTACAATTTGACTTTTTACTAAATAGTTTACGAACAAGGAAAAGATATACTCCTTGGCTGAAGGCGAGTAAACAAAAGAATCTAGAGTATGTAAAAGAGTATTATGGATATAATAATGAAAAGGCAAAGTCTGCTCTTAAACTACTTAATGATGAACAGATAAAGACTATCAAGGATAGTTTGAGTAAAGGTGGAAAAAATGGAAAGTATTAACTGGAAACCAGAGCAGATGCTAGAAGTCATTTTAAAAGAACCAGATGACTTTCTAAAGATACGAGAAACATTATCTCGTATAGGTGTTGCTTCTAGGAAAGAACGAAAACTATATCAATCATGTCATATATTACACAAACAAGGCAAATACTTCATTGTACATTTTAAAGAGTTGTTTGCACTAGATGGTAAAGATACTAATCTAAGTGAGAATGATATTGCAAGACGAAACACAATCGGTAAGCTATTAGGTGATTGGGGTTTGGTAAATGTCAAAGGAACTTTAGAACCTATCGCTCCTTTAAGTCAGATTAAAATAATTGCATTTAAAGAAAAGAATGAATGGACTCTTGAAACTAAATATAACATAGGAAAAAAACGAGAGGCCTAATCTTGGAAAAATTTAAGTCATTTATTACAGAGGAAGAAAAAGAACAATCTTATAAACTGATTGTGTTCAACAATTCAAATGAAGAAGTAAGAGATGTTGGTAAAAGAACAAGACCAGATTTTAAATTGTATTTAGATTCAGCTAAAAAAGTTGGTATACAAATATTTAATGTAGAGTATACTGGACTTCATATTTTAGAAAACAATGGAAAGTTATTTTTAAATTCTCTTGATTTTGATGAAGATGGTAATGTTATAATGCCTACCGAATCTGGAGAAGCTAAATATCAGAAACCAATAGAAATAAATTCAGAAAATACTTTAATTTTTGCTAGAGGTTTAGGAACTTTTGGTTATACTACAAATAGAAGATGGGTTGATATAATTAAAGGTTTAGAGGATAAAGGTTTTAAGACCATACCCTCTATAAAAACTTGGGATATATGTTCAAGTAAGTATTATTGTGACCAACTATTTAAATCAAATGGACTTAGAACTCCTAAGACTATACCAATAACTTATTCTGATGATGCAGAAAGAGCTGTAAAAGAAGGTGGATTAAAATTTCCATTAATACTAAAAGCATCTAGTGGTAGTCAAACTGGAGTTGGAGTTATTATAGCAGAAAGTATGAGGTCTTTACACGCTACAGTACAAATGTTAACTTTTCTAAAACCTTATGTAGACCTTTTAGTTCAAGAATATATAGAAATAGATTATGACATTAGAGTTTTAGTTTCAAATGGTGAAGTATTAGCAGCTATGAAAAGAAATGTTATATCTGGAGATATTAGAAGTAATGCATCTTTAGGTGCCAAAACAGAAACGATAGAACTTACAGATATTGAAAAAGAAACATCACTTAAAGTTTCAGAATTAGTAGAGGGTGATTTAGTTGGTGTAGATTTACTACCAGCAAAAGATAGAGAAAAAGATAAACCTTATATACTTGAGGTTAACGGAACACCTGGCTTGGGTGGAATTGAAGAAGTTACAAAAGGTAAAAGTATAACACAAGAAATATTTAAAACATACATGAACAGAGAAAATTGGAGATAATTATGGAATTGAAAACACAAATGATAGATGCATTGAGAACAAAGTATGAGGGTGATTATAAAATCGCACACTCCACACTAAACATCTATATGGACAAACCAGTTGCGATTGGCGAGCATCCTCAACACGCTGAAGAAATGGATAAACTAGTTGCTGCAATGGCAGATGCACAAGATAAACTTGATATTTTAGATGCAGAGTATCCACCAGAGTTAGAAAAAGAATTATTATCTGAATAAAACACTTGACTTTTGAAACCATTTATGGTACATTTATATTATGAATTTCTATACTAATATTACTCAATGGGGTAACTTTCTATTATTAAGAGAAGTAGTGAACGGAGAAAGACTTGTTCGTAAAGTCAAGTATTCTCCAACACTTTTTGCTCCAGTTGCAAAACCTACAGAGTGGAAAACTCTTGAGGGTAAATTTGTAACTCCTATCAAACATCAGACTATCAAAGAAGCTAGAGAATGGGTTGACTTTTATAAAGACCAACCTACTCAAGTTTATGGTAATACAATGTTTGCATATAATTATATTGCAGAAAATTATCCTAATGCAGTTGAGTATGATAAAGATGATATACTTATTGTAACTATTGATATTGAAGTACAATGTGAAAATGGTTTTCCTAATCCTAAAGATGCTATAGAACCACTTCTATCAATCACAGTAAAAAACCACCAGAGTAAAAGATTTGTTGTCTGGGGTATTGGTAAGTTTGATAATAATCGTGATGATGTAACTTATGTGGAATGTGAAAGTGAAATACATCTTATCAAAGAATTTCTTATCTTCTGGGAAAAACATCAGCCTGATGTAATTACTGGTTGGAATACAGAGTTCTTTGATGTTCCTTATCTATGTAATCGTATTACTAATCTTTGTGGTGAAGACGAAATCAAAAGACTATCGCCTTGGAGAAGTGTTAATGCCAGAGATGTTTATAACATGGGTCGTAAACATCAACTATATGATATACAAGGTGTGGCTCATCTAGATTATCTAGACTTGTATCATAAGTTTACATATACAAGACAAGAGTCATATAGACTAGATTATATTGCATATGTTGAACTTGGTGAAAGAAAAGATGGTAATCCATATGAAACATTTAAAGAATGGTATACAAAGGATTATCAATCATTTATAGAATATAATATTATGGATGTGGAACTTGTTGATAAACTAGAAGATAAGATGAAACTTATTGAACTTGTTTTACAAATGGCCTATGATGCAAAAGTTAATTATATGGATGTACTTGGTTCTACTAAGTATTGGGATATACTTATATACAACTATCTTCATAAGAAAAAGATTGTAATACCTCAAAAACAAAAGAAAGAAAAACCAGAAAAGTTTGAGGGTGCTTATGTAAAAGACCCTATAGTTGGTATGCATAAATGGGTTATGTCATTTGATTTAAATTCATTGTATCCACATTTAATTATGCAATATAATATATCTACAGAAACACTTGTTTCTCAAGATAGTATACCAAAGATGTCAGTTGATAAACTACTAGATAAAAAGTTTGACACATCACAACTAAATAAAAGTCATACTGTAACACCTAATGGTGCATTATTTAAAACTAATAAAAGAGGTTTTCTACCAGAGATAATGCAAAGTATGTATGATGACAGAGTTAAATATAAGAAACTCTTATTACAGGCAAAGCAGGAATATGAGAACACTAAGAACCCTAAACTACTCAAAGATATATCAAAATATAACAACATACAAATGGCAAAAAAGATTTCACTCAATAGTGCATATGGTGCTCTTGGGAATGTTTGGTTTCGTTATTATGATTTGTTGGTTGCTGAAGCAATTACTACTGCTGGTCAGTTATCTATTCGTTGGATTGAGCGTGATATTAATGAGTATCTTAATGATTTGCTTAAGACCTCTGGATTTGATTACGTCATTGCAAGTGATACAGACTCGGTATATGTTCGCTTTGATAGACTTGTCAGTAAGTTGTTTGCTGAGGGGGAAGAAACTCAAAAGATTGTCAGATTCTTGGACAACATTGCCAGAGAGAAAATTGAGCCTTTCATTGAGAAAAGTTATCAACGTCTGCATGAGTATGTAAACTCATATGAACAAAAGATGGAGATGTCTAGAGAAGTGATTGCAGATAAAGGTATCTGGACAGCAAAGAAAAGATACATTCTAAATGTGTGGGATAATGAGGGAGTGCAATATAAAGAAGCACAACTCAAGATTATGGGTATTGAAGCAGTTAAGTCATCTACGCCTGCACCTTGTAGAGAGAAGATTAAACAAGGCCTAAGTATTATTATGAATGGTACAGAGAAAGAACTGAATACTTTTATACAAGACTTTCGTGAAGAGTTTATGAATTTACCACCAGAAGAAATCGCATATCCCAGAAGTGTAAACGGATTGTCAAAGTTTGCATCTTCTAATGGTATGTTTAAGAAAGGTGCTCCTATACATTGTAAAGGTGCAATACTTTACAATCATCTAGTTAAGAAACATAAACTAGGTAACAAGTATCCTTATATACAAGAGGGTGACAAGATTAAGTTTATCAATCTTAAACAACCAAATATCTATCAATGTAGTGCTGTTTCTTTTATAACAAAACTTCCAAAAGAACTTGACTTTCACAACATAGTAGACTATGATGTTCAGTTTGAGAAAAGTTTTGTAGAACCACTTAATTTTATATTACAAAAGATAAACTGGTTAGTGGACAGAAGTTATGGAACACAAGGAACACTAGAGGACTTTTTTGGATGATATTAAGTAAAGAAGATTCTGTATATGCAGCTATGAAGATGATGAATTATTTCAAAGACTTTCATAGAATAGATGATTACTTTCGTGCAAGAAAGATAGAACGAGTTAAGGATATTCCTGCTGGATTGCCTGGCATGAGTATAGAAGATGATTTGTTTCAAGAGTTTGATATGCACCCAGAGGATATGAACTTTCAAGTTGCAGTTGTACCAACTGAAGTGTTTGATACATTACTTGAAAAAACTGCATCATTTAGTCCAGATGAAAATCCAGGCAAGACACTCAAGGTTGTAGTAAAAGAAACAACTACAAATACTATTGTAGGTTTTATACGATATGGTAGTCCTTTGATTAACTCTAAACCAAGAAATGATTATCTGGGTAGTGTTCCAGATTTAGATATCTTTAACAAAAGAGCTATCATGGGTTTTAATATTGTGCCAGTACAACCATTTGGGTTTAACTGTCTTGGTGGTAAGTTACTTGCAGCCATATGTTGTTCTCATGCAACTCGTAGAATGTTAAACAAGAAGTATGATACAGAGTTCTGTCTGTTTGAAACTACATCTTTATATGGTAATCTCAAAGGTGCATCTATGTATGATGGTATGCGACCATATTTAAGATACAAAGGTGATACACAATCTAAGTTTTTATTGACACTTGGAGAAGAAATATATCCAGAACTTAAAGCTTGGTTTACAGAAAAGAATGGTGGAGAAGAACTTCTACGACAAGGTGTTTCAAGTAGAAAACTCAAGATGCAAACTAAGATGGTAGGTATTATTAAGGCCTCACTTAAAGAACATGATACTAAGGCATATAATATGTTTGTATCTGCAATGGAAAATGCAACTGGAGTTACAACACAGAAGCGCTTTTACAGCAGTGAGTATGGATATTCTAATACTAAAGATGTGTTATTAGGTAAAACAAATGTCTTGACAAAAGCAGAAAACTATGATAGATTTGAACTTGAAAATGTAACTAAGTGGTGGAAGAAACTTGCTACTAAAAGATATAACAATATTGTTGCAGATGGTAGGATTCGTAAGAAACTTGAAGTCTGGAATGCTGAAACTATGAATGAGATTGATATTATACGATAATTCAATGGTAAAACATTGAGCCGTGTGTTGATGAGAATTGACACTTAACAAAGTAAAATTTGCAATAAGGAGAAAATAATGCAACCAATAATTGATGTTATAAAACAAAATAAATTTACATCACAAAATTTAAAAGATTACAAAGAATTAGTGCCACAAGCAGCTTATCCAGAGTTGTATGGTGCAGATTTGCCACCACAAATTAGATATACATATACTGATTTGATTGACATTGATAGATTAGAAAAAACACCATATGGTTTTGTTCAAAAGTATCGTGCTGGTGATAAAAATAAAAAGTATGATGAAATACAAAGAGGTATTTCAAGAAATGGTTTTAAGTTAAAATATCCAGCGATTGCAGTATTTAGAGCAAAGAATGGTGATTTACATATTATTACTGGATACACAAGAACAGATATTTTAGAACGTCATTGTGGATTTACAAATGTAATTGCATCTATTTATGAGGGTGTTGATGGTTATTCAAAAGAAGAAATTGAAGATGCTGTATCTCGGTGTGGTATTAGATTTAACACTATACATGATGAGGCATCAACTGCTGAAATACAAGACGTTTATAGGGAAACTGAAAGTGCTATAACACTAGGTTGGATAAAACCTACACTTACTGATATAACTAAAAGAGTTGAAGAAGTTTGTGGCAATGGTGTTTTTACAGATAGAACAAGGTCTAGATTAGTTTATGAAATTTTTAATAATCATAATCCAGACCAAACAGTTGTAGCATACGACAAAGGAAAATCAAAAGATTTTTTAACTAGAAATAAATTTTTAAATGGTAATGGTGTAAGATACATAACTTATACTACAGAAAATCAACCAAAAGTTTTATGTGCTATTTTAGATACAGCTTTTAATTTTCCAAATGATGAGATAAGAATTATTCTACATACTGGAACACTAGAGGGTAGAGGTTCTTTAGATTTAGAGCGATGTTTTTTTGATAGGGTCAATGGATTTAAAGAATTTTATGAAAGTAAATTAAAATCTTTTTCAATTGTATATTTTGATGGTAAATTGCCATCCATGTCAAGAGTAAAATTATATGGAGTGTTACCATCACTTTCAGCAATACATGATTTAGATAAATTAGTATTTTTTGCTGAAGATGGCACACTATATCAAAAAGAGGTAAAAAAGGCTGCATAGTGAAAATACTTTTACCTTTTCAAGACCCATATAACAGACCGCTTGAGTATCCAATATGCTCAGGCGGAACTGAAATGTTTTGCAAATCAATATATGATAATTTTGATACAGAAGTTTATCAAGTTCCTATTGAAAGTATAGACCTTTCAATAAAAGAAAAAGATAAAATTGCAAGAAGTATTATAAATCGTGCAGAAGAAATTGGTGCTGATATTATTGTATCAAACTTTGCACAAGCAATATACTCTGGTAAAGAACTTATTAAATCACACATACCTATTATGATTATTTCTCATATTATTTATCCAATGCTCACTTGTATAGGTCGTTGGAATAATGCAATTGATAAAGGCCATTCCATGTACTTTGTATCTAAATGGCAAGAAAAGAAATACATACAAATGGCAGAAAGAACTAATCAAAAAGTTCTTCCAATATCTGGTTATATAAATCCATCATACTGTAAAGTTAAACCACAGATAGTAGAATCAGAATATGATTGTGGAACAATAGGAAGATGTGATAATGGTAAAAGTCCATTTAAACTTAAAACTATGACAAAAGATACAGACCTTACAAGTTTAGTTATAACATCAAAAACACAATATGATAAAGATATACCTTATTATAATAAACACAAAGATTGGAATAATGTACTCTGGGATAAACCTTATACAGAGGTTATGGAAAATATATCTAAATGCAAAACTTATTTTTCTACATGGATTTCAGAAACTTGGGGAATTACTGCAATGGAAGCTTTATCTTGTGGTATTCCAATAATACTTAATTCAGATAAAGATGGTGACCATGCATCAGAAATAATACCAGCAAATAAATCTCACTATATAAAAATACCTAAAGATGATAAAGATGCACTTATAAAAGCTATTAAGTCTTTTGAGAATATAGATAGAAAAGAGATTCAAGAAATGACTTGGGAAAAACATAATCAAGAAAAATGGAAAAATGATTTTAAAAATGCACTTGACAAAACAATAGATATATTCTATAATAAGAGAAATATATTACAATAGGAGTATATATGGTGGAAGATTTAAGAATGGAAATGCCAAGAGATGGTTTGGTAAGACAAGAACTTATCTCTTATGAAAAAGAAAATGGTATTCTTATTAAGAAAACCACAGTTAGAATTTATAGTGAAGATGGTGATTATCAAGACCATTATATATCGGAGCCGTTAGTATGAATACACAGATAGTAAAAGATTGTTGTTCTAAAAGTTATCTTGATATGATGAGATTACAAGCAGAACAAAGTGAAAACTGGACATTTAGATTTCCTATGAATAAAGAAAAGTATATTCCTATTGAAGAAAAGTTTCCAAAGATGTCATTAATAAAATCAGAAGTTGTACCAGAAAATGCAGTATTGGCTGGACTTGCAATGGGGTTACTTATTCAGATATGGGAAAAATCACACAGAGCATTTTTCATTCCAGAGATTACATGGTGTGGGATATCAATTAAAGATTCTAGTAGAGAAGATAATATGCACTTTGATAATGAACCCAACAGCGGTTTTGTTAAAGTATTAGGAACACTAAATTCTGATTGGAATACAAAAGATATGGGTGGTGGATTTACACATGGAGATTCTACATATCCAGTAGAACCAACAGATTTTATTATTTTTGATGCATCTGTTCCACACAGAGCAGATAATATTATAATAAATAAAAAGAGATTCGCAATAGATTATACAGTAAAAGGAGTTTGATGTGGGATTGATGATTGATGGAAAACCAGCAGATGAGTTTGGTGGTGGTAGAAAAAACAATATTGCTAGAACTGGTGTTGATACAACTAAAAGAATAAAATTACTTAATACAAATGTAACACCTATGTTCTTGGAATATATAAGACATCATTTTCAAGAATCAGAACATTGGTCATGGAAGTATCCACTAAACTCTCACTTTAGTAAAAGACATCCAAAACTTACAATCATTGATGGAACACCACAACCAGCAGGGGTTGAAAGACTTGCTGGATTGTCAATGGCATTGTTTACATTATTATATGAACAAGGACTAAATACTCTTGTGTATCCTAAAATTCTTTGGTGTGGTGCATCTATTAAAGATAAACACAGAAAAGATAATATTCATACAGACCATGATGATGATATTCCTAAAGATTGGAAAGTCTTAAAGGTTCTTGGTTGTCTTAACTCTGATTGGAAAGAAGAGTGGGGTGGTGGTTTTACTTGGAATGGTAATGGTTACTATGCACCGCCTGGGTCATTCTATGTGTTTGACCCTCTTATACCTCATGCAGCTTCTGATATCTTCTGTGATGAGAAAAGAATTGCAATTGATTATACATTAAGAGCATTACCAGAGAAAAAGTAGTTGACAAACACTAAGTTCTCTGTTATATAAATACTATAAACTATATGCAAATGGAGAACTTGAATGTTAAGAAAGTATGTTCGTCAACTCAAACCAATTCAAGAAAAATATGTCGCACCAGTAAATAAGGTTCAATATCTTTTTGAAAGAGTTGATACAACTCTCAATGCATCAATTACTGAATTATTTCCAGCACTCGCTTTTAACAATAAGTATAGACCATCTTCAGTTGAAGATTTCAAAAAGTTTTTATATACATTAAATTTAAAGGCTGGAAAATCTAAAAGTTCTTTTTCTACTAAAGATGCAAATTCTGCTCAATTGGTACTTGATAAATTACCAACATTAGATGATAAATTTTTAAAAACTAAAATAGAAAACGCAATAGGTATTACTAATTATCTATATACCCTTGATAGAACAAAACCTATTAAAAATGTTATATGGGGATATAGAGCAAAACCTAAAGGTGTTCCAAATAACCATGCTGGAGATATATTTGTTGAATTTAAAAACAAAGAATTAATAGGTATAAGTCTTAAAGCAGGAACAGCAAAATCAAAAGAACCACTAAAAAATACTTATGTTGGAACTCAATATAAAGCTCTGGGAGTTTCTACCTCTAAACTAGAGTCTGACTTATGGAATAGAGTTTATTCTAAAGTGCCTGGTGTTAAACAAGTTGCAAGTAAAAGTAACTTTATCAAAAATAAGGAAGTTACTAAGGCATATGTTGATTATTTTGTAGAAGATGAAGATGGCGCAAATAAATTATATGCAGAGATGTTAGTTGTTGCTAGAGAAAATTTCTGTGATATTCTTAATAATTTAAAAAAAGAACAGTTTATAGATTGGGTTCAAAATACATTTAACTTACAAAGGAAAGAAGAAAAAGTTCCCCTTATAATGGTTAAAGCTGTTGGTATGACTGCTGAACAAAAGATTGATGATATTGTTGATATGATACCATTAGTAACTAAACATTATGCATATTTAAATAATAATTCTGTACAAGAGTATTTAATTGATATACACTCACCTAGTGATAAGAAAACATTAAAGATGACCATTCGTTCTGATTCTGGTGTAAGACCAGAAAAAGGAACTTCTGGTCAAGGTAGACTAGGACAGTATCTACAATTGAAAATGCAATACAGCGGAGTGCAAGAATGATTAGTTTCAAACAATTAGAAGAAAGTAAAGCTGGAAAGAATTTACATCTAGAACACATTGAAGATGAAATTATCAACAATGGTGTGCCAGGTGGCAGAGCTGCAATTAACTTCCTACAATCTCTTAGAGATATGTTGGCTGGTAATGCTCGTTCCAGTATTAATATGACAGTCAAATGGGATGGTGCTCCAGCAATCTTTGCTGGTATTGACCCCTCTGATGGAAAGTTCTTTGTTGCAAAGAAGTCGGTATTCAACGTCAATCCCAAACTGTACAAAACAGCTAAGGAGATAGATGATGACCTCAAAGGAGCACTTGTTGAAAAATTCAAAGTCGCACTCGCAGAGTTCTCAAAACTCGGAATCAAGTCCGTTATACAAGGCGACCTCATGTTCACAAATGATGTGGAGTCAACCACAATTGAAGGTATTAAGTACTACACTTTCCAACCTAATACTATTGTCTACGCTGTGCCTGTTGATAGTGATTTTGGTAAGGTTATAAACAAAGCCAAAGTTGGTATTGTATGGCACACAACATATTCTGGAAGTAAACTAGAAGACATGACTGCATCTTTTGGTGTTGATATATCTGGTCTAAAGAAAACTCCAAGTATATGGATGGATGATGCAACTTATAAAGATGCATCTGGTACTGCAACATTTAATGCAAAAGAAACTGCTGTTGTTACTGGTCTACTTTCACAAACTGGTAAGACTTTCCAAAAAATAAGCGCACCTATGTTAACTAAGTTTATGAAACTACAAGAAAGTATGCAAGGTGCGATTGTTGGTGCTAAACTATCAACATATAATAATAGTAAGGTTCGTCAAGGTCAAAAGATTAGTAATCCTAAAGCTCATGCAAAAGGATATGAATCTTGGGTTGAACAATCTATTCAGAAACAAATAGATAAAGCAAAAAGTACAAAAGGTAAAGATAAATATACGAACATACAGAAAGAGTATGTAAGAGAAGTAAAGAAACACACTAACAACTTAACTAATATTATTACGTTCCAAAACCTATTAGTTGATGCAAAAATGCAAATTGTAAAAAAACTAAATAGTGTTAAGGGTTTGACGGATACGTTCATCAAGACCTCAAATGGATTTAAAGTAACTAACCCAGAGGGTTATGTTGCGATTGATAGAGTTAGTGGTGGTGCTGTTAAACTAGTGGACAGAATGGAGTTCTCGTTTAACAACTTTACTGCAATCAAGGCATGGGATAAATGAAAACTTTCTTAGAACTATATTCTGATATATCAGAACTAAAAGTTGTAAATAAAGCTGCAAGAAGAAAAGCAGCTATTCGTATGAAACGATTAACTAAAACTTCTGCTTTTAAAAAGAAAGTAGAAAAGTCAAAACTAAAAGTTGCATCTCCAGAAAAGATTAAAGTTAAAGCTGCAAAGTTAGCAAAACAAAAAGTCTTAGATAAATTTTTTCCAAAATATAAAGAAATGCCTATTGCACAAAGAATAAAGGTTGACCAAATTATATCTGCAAGGTATAGTGGTATGATTAATAAGATTGCAATGAAATCTGTAAAAGTTGTAAAGAAAAAAGAAATACAAAAAGTAAAAGATGCAAGGAGTTCTAAATCAGATGCGTAATTTTTCTCAAATAACTGAAAAGTTAGGTGATACTGCAATCTTTACTTTTGGTAGATTCAATCCACCTACAACTGGACACGAAAAATTAATTGATGCACTTGCAAGAGAACAGTCTAAAAATGCTGGTTCTAAGATGTATGTGTTTTCATCACAATCACAGAATCCAAAGAAAGACCCATTACCCTTTGCACTAAAAGTTGCATACATGAGAAAGATGTTTCCAAAGTATGCAAAGAATATTATGGCAAATAAAAAAATCAAAATGGTATTTGACATTGCAGTTGAATTACATAACAAAGGTCATAGAGCAATTGTTATGGTTGTTGGTTCTGATAGAGTTACAGAGTTTGAGGGTTTACTCAACAAATATAATGGTGTAAATGGTAGACATGGATATTATGGTTTTGATAATATAGAAGTTGTATCTGCTGGAGAGCGTGACCCAGATGCAGAGGGTGTTTCTGGTATGTCTGCATCAAAGATGAGAGCTGCAGCTTCTGCTGGAGATTTTGATACTTTCAAGACTGGTGTTCCATCTGGTTTTAGAGATGCACTTAAACTATACAATGATGTTCGTAAAAACATGGGCATTCGTGAAGAAAAAGATATGGGAGAGATGACTGACTTTGAATCTCTAAGAGATTTATATCTGACTGGAAAACTCTGGAATATTGGTGACATAGTAGAATCAAAAGGTATAAAAGGTAAAGTAATTAACAAAGGTACAAACTACTTATCATTTGTAGATGAAAACAATAAAGTACATAAGACTTGGTTATATGATATTGTAGAAAGAGATTACAAGAAAGAATATGCAAATTATCAAGGAACTCCAGAACAAATTGCAAGACGTTCTTCTAGAAACAAAGCTCGTAGAGTCATGGGTGATAATGCAGTTAAAGGTATGGATGTTGGACACATAGATAATAATCCTATGAACAATGACCCAAGTAATCTTAAAAACGAAGAACCATCTGATAATCGTAGAGAACCTAGACTTAGAGAAAGAGATACAAAACAAGATAAAGATGTTAAAGATAGAGAGGGTACACAACCAGCAAAGTATTATGCAAAAGATACTGAAGGCGATGCAATGTCAAAGTCTACTAAACAAGCTCGTGCAAGACACTTTGAAAAAGGAAAGAAAGGGCCTGCGCCTGGAGATAAATCTGCAACAACTAAACCATCTAAACATACTAAGAAGTTTAAACAGATGTATGGTGAGAAAGATATTAAAATACCATTAGAACTACTAAAACTTTATAATAAAGGAATGAGAGCTCCTGCTGGTTCTCCTAAACACAAAGAGATTATGAAACAGATTGATGATATGAGAAAGAAACTTGGTATCAAAGAAAAACTTGGTAAGAACGCAGATGTTGGAGATTATGTAGACGATTTTAGAAAATCAGATGCACCACAGTTTAAAGGTAAATCAGATAAAAAAATTAAAGATATGGCAGTTGCAGCCTATCTAGATAAAAAAGACAAAAATGAGGAAGTAGATATGGAGATTTATCACTTAGACGAAAAGATTACTGCTCTTGTTAACAAAGCAAAGAAAACTGGTATGCCTTATTCTATATTGAAAAAGGTATATGATAGAGGAATGGCTGCATATAAAACTGGACATAGGCCAGGGGCAACTCCACAACAATGGGCACTTGCAAGAGTTAACTCATTTACAACAAAGTCATCTGGTACATGGGGTAAGGCAGACAAAGACCTTGCAGATAAAGTTCGTGCAAGTGAAGAAGTTGAAATAGAAGAAAAGAAAACAGTAACAAAAACTTTTGGTGTAGAGTTTCAAATAGATGCTCCAGACGAGAAACCTATAAGAACTGGAAAAGAACCTCATGTAAAGACTATTGATAAACTGGTTAAAAAACATAAATTAAGAGATTATCATGCTGATGACCTTAGTAAGTTTAATGTTAAAGATGATGTTGGTGGTAAAGATATTCAAAAGTTTTTTAAAGATTTAACTAAATCTGGTTATAATGTTATAAAGAAAAAAGTAACTGATAATTATACTTCTACTGACTTAGATTTTAGTGAAAAAGAATTAGGTATGATACCAAAGAAGAAAACAAAAGGACATGAGGTTCTAGGGCCAGAAAGTGTAAACGAATGGTTTGAGTCTAATCAAACAAGAGCAATTTACCAGTTGAGATATGAAGATGACTGGTGGTGGAAACTAAACGAAGTCCATGACCAGATGTTAGAAAAGATTGGTGCTTGTTGTGATGATTGTTTAGAGGAAGAAACTATTCAAGAACAACCAGAACACGAAATCACAGTAGGTAATTATACTACAAAGTTTTTCTATATGTGTGGTTCTGCACAAAAGGTTATGAGTGCAAATAAAGATAAACCAAACATTGAACCACTTGTAAGATTACAAGATGATTTCTATAAGTTAGAAAAAGAAGTTATGGATGCTGGAGAAGCAACAGACGAACAAAAAGTAAAAGCAAAAGAATTGTATAATAAAATTATGTCAACTGCTGGAGAACTTGGACTTGCAGATGATGTAGATGATTACATGAAACAACATATTGACTCCATAGAAAAAGGTGACCCAAAACCAGGCTTTGGTAGAACAGATATTGATGAAAGTCTTTGGGCAAACATACACAAGAAAAGACAAAGAATCAAAAGAGGTTCTGGTGAGAAGATGAGAAAGAAAGGTGCAAAAGGAGCTCCCTCAGCTGCACAGATGAAAAGAGCAAAGGGTGAGGAAATGTTAAATTATATTGAGGGTGTTTTAAAAAAAGATAAGAAACTTAAAAATTTAAAAGTGCCAAAAAAAGGTAAAGCTGGTGTAAGTAAATTTCAAAGAATGAAAACTCTTACGTCACCAACTGATTCACCTTACAGAATGATGATGAGAAATGCATGGGGTGAGATGACAGAAAAAGATGATAAGAGTGGAAAAGAACTAAATAATCCAACAAGAGGTGATGTTAAAAAATATAAGGTTTATGTCAAAAATGACAAAGGAAATGTTGTAAAGGTTGAGTTTGGTGACCCTAATATGGAAATCAAACGAGATGACCCAGAACGAAGAAAAAGTTTTCGTGCAAGACACAATTGCGACAATCCTGGCCCTAAGTATAAAGCAAGATATTGGTCATGTAAGTTTTGGAGTGCCAAGTCTGTAACAGATTTGATGAAAGGATAAGAACATGAGAATGTCAACACTATTAAATGAGGTAAAGGAAATAGAAGAAAAGTTGCTTAGTGAAAGAGTCACAAGTACAGCCTTTAGAAAAAAGACTGCCAGAGTCAATCCTATGACACAAAAAGACATAGAGAGAATGGTTAGTGATAGAAAATATAAGGGTAATACAAGTGCTCTTATGAAAGATGTTAAGAAGAAATTTCCAGATGAGTATGAAAGTGACATTGTTCAAGATATGATGAAGAAACACGCAGAAACAAATGAAAAAAAAGAAGTAAATGAAGATGGACATACAGATGTTGCTTCTGCAATTCGTCAATGTAAAATTATGATTGAAGATGCAATGCAAATATCATCAAAACTACAAAGTATGAATCCAGAAGATTCATTACCAAGTTGGTGGACTAACAAACTTGCTATTTCATCTAACAGTATGAATAAACTTAGAGATTACTTTTTAGTTCCTACTACAGAAGAAGTTGAACTTGATGAAGCAATGTATCATCATGTGTTAAAAAATAAAGTTGTTGCAAGTGGTAGTAAATCAGATATGATGAAGTTAGTAAAGAAAACTGGTGCCACAGTTCGCAAAGGCCCAGATACTAATTATGTTCTTAACTCGCCTGGTGCAAAGGTTGGAGATATAAAAGAAGAAATACTTGATGAAGCACAAGAAGATATCTTTATTAAAAAAGGTGATACAAAAAAGATTGCAGCACAAGTAGCAAAAAATGCTAGAGGGTTAGGTCTTAGGTCTGCATCAGTTGGTGCAAGTGTTAGAGTTATCGGCCCAAAGAAAAAAGTAAGTGATTTTTTAAGAACTGTTATCGGTAGAAGTTCAACTGGTGATGCGACTACATCTGGCATGACAACCGACATGACTGATAAGTTATTAAAGAAAGCTATGAATGAAGAAAGTGTTGAGATTGATGAAGCATCTAACGTAACCATGATTGTTGGCAACATAGATGATCCTAAATCTACTGCCGCAACAATGAACAACGCACACAGAAGCCCTAGTTTCAAGGGTGTTAAATTTGATGCAAAACCATTTGGTAAAGATAGTATAAAAGTTACAGGTGATGCAAATAAAATAAAAGATTTTATAAAAATGGCGTATGGTAGAAGTGCTACATTTAAACAAGTTAAAGAAGAAACACTAGAAGAAGCACCAAAGATGAAATATGCTCTTGTTGGAAAAGATATGAAAATCTATTCAATGGGTAGTGATGAAAGAGATTTGAAACTAGACAGACGTTCTCTAGAGAAGAGATTCAAAGATGTTGCACCTCTAAAACTGGCAAGACTAAAAACTGCACAGAGTATTGGTGATACAGTTGACAAATCTCAACTTAAAGAAGAAGTTAATGAAATGGCATATAAGCCTGGTTCTTTCAAAGATACTAAACCACAAGAAAAAGGTGCAAAAGCATTAGCTGACCTTGCAAAAACTGGTGGTATGGACAAGAAAGATTTTGAAAAGGCAAGAGCATTATATGTTCAAGCATCAGACCCAGCTTCAAGGGAGAAACTTAAAAAGTTTATTGGTAATTTAGATACAGACCCACTTGAGCAAATTTTAGATGTTATTGGTAGAAATGACCCAAATACTTTTTTACAAATGTATCCAAATGCAAAAGAAGGCGAACCATTAACTAGAACTGCATTTAAACATAGAAGTATGAAAAGTGAAGAACTTGAAGAAAAGTACGACCTTTATCATAAAGACTTTAGTAGTGCAATGCAACACGCATATGATTACGCAAAAAAGAAAATGGGTATCACAGTAGACCCAAAAGAAATTGACAATAAAGTTGCAACTGGGCCTAAGAAACCTTCAGAGGGTAAAACTAATACCTACAAACTAAAAGGCAAAGGTGGAAATCTACAAATCCAAGTTTACAATAAGGGTGGTTCTAAACCATTTGAACTAAATATGTATAAAGAAGAACTTGAATTAATTGAACAAGTATCTAATATTCGTATGGGATATCAAACTCTTACAGAGAAAGTAGACCCAGCAGATGTAGATAATACTGCAACTGATAAAGACATAGAAAACGCTGGAAAGAATATTATCATGCAACTTAGAAAGTCTGTTTCCATGAGAGGAAATAAAGACGTAGAATTTGCAGATGGTAAAAAGAAAGTGGATATGAGAATTGCACAAAAAGCAATAGATATGCACATGAAAATGAGAACTTCAGATGATAAATTGAAGTTTCAAAATTCAATTGCAAAGTCTTACAAAGACTTGCTCAATACTGTAAAGGGGAAATAACATGAGTTATAACAGTAAATATTTTGAGAGAAAGCCAGGCAGTCTTGAGGAAGCAATTCTTAATGCTGTAAGTGGAGTAAAATCTCAAATAGAAGAACAAAAAAAAGTAAAAGAAAAACTTGATCCAGTTGGTAAAGAAGATGGTGATATAGACAATGATGGAGATAAGGATGCATCTGATAAGTATCTTGCAAAAAGACGTAAGGCAGTTGCTAAAGCAATGAAGAAAGATAATAATGAGGCATATGAGATGGGTACTAAAGAGTATGCAGACCATACAAAGAAAGTTACTCCTGGCCAAACTACAGAAGATTGGAATAAACAAGTAAACATGATGCAAGAGAAGAATAACTCTATGCGTTCAGTACTTGCTAATATGTGGGGTGTAGAAGAAGGACATAATCCATTTGAAAAGAAAGAAGAAAAGAAATCTTCTAAAAAGGAAGATAAGACTATGACTGGGAAACCAATGACCAAAGTTAGTGTTGACCCAGATATGAAAGAAAAAGTGAAGACTGAAACTTCTATTGGAAAGAAGAATGTTAAGTAATGAAAAGTTTAAAAGACCTATTAGAAGTAAGCAAAGAGGACTTATCATCAATCTATTGTGATATGGATATGGTTCTCTGTGACTTTCTAAAAGGTGCAGAAAAGGTTATTGGTATGCCTTTTCCTCTTGCAAACAAACAAACAAGGTGGGAAAAGATTACTAATACGAAAGATTTTTGGGCGAACTTAGAGTGGATGCCAGGTGCAAAGAAGATAGTACAAAGTATTTTAAGATATGATGCACATATACTCTCTGCATATTCTGGTAAAGACCCAAACTCAAAGTCTGGAAAAATGAAGTGGCTCTCTAAAAATACTAATTTTAAGAGAGGTAATATACACTTGGTAATGCGTTCACAGAAACAAGCATTTGCTCAAACTGATGGAAAACCAAATGTCCTTATTGATGACTATATTAAAAATATTAAAGAGTGGGAGGCTAAAGGTGGTATTGGTATACACCATACTGCTGTTCCAAAAACTTTAAACGAATTGAAACGATTAGGTTTCAAATAATTATAAATAATAGGAAAATAAGGAGAGAAAGATGCCTTTTGGAAAAAGTTTTAATGTAGTTTTGGAAGATGCAAGTGAATCAGAAAATGATGGATTTGTATTACTAGACAGAACAGCTGCTAATACTGATGAAGGTGACAGATTAATTGCTGTTGATGCAAGTGCTTCTGAAGCTAAACCATCATATTTAACAGAACGAGCAAACGGAGATAGTCCGTATGCAAAAGAGAAAGTAATTGCTACTAATTCTGGGTGGGTGTTTACACCTGGCAATGCAAACTCTGGAAACGATAACAAGGCTGCACAACCAGAGGTTCTGGTTTGTAGTAGAAATTTACAGAAGTCTATTGACGTTCCTACACCTACACATATTACATTAGGTAGTACAACTGATAAGACAGCATTTTTTCCAGACGGAGATACGTTTACTGGTGTTGCATCATCAACACTTGGAGATGTAACTGCATATGTTTACTTCAACGAACCAATTCATGTAACTGGCACACCACAATTACAATTAAAACAAGCAAGTGCATTAGATTCAACTTTTGGAACAACAATGGATTTTAATTCAAGTGTATCTGTATTATCAGAGGGTATTATGGCATTTTCTCTACCAGCGAGTACAGACACCAGAACATCAAATGTAACAAACAATACACTAGGTATTAATTCTGATGATGCAATCTCTTTAAATAGTGGAACAATAGAGAAACTTGTTGCTGATGATAAAATTAAAATGGAGAGTGGTACAACTGCATTAGATGATACTGATGACGCAGAATCATTTATCACACTAGATGGAACAGATAGTTCAAGTAGAGATTTAGGTGCATTTATGACTGTTGATAATGGTACTGGAATGGCTGCAGACTTAACACTAACTGCTGATGCAGATGCAACAATGACAGTATCCTAACTCTTATAAATAACTTTGTAATGATTAAGTGAGGTGAAAATGACTATTACTAAGAATATGATAAAAAAAAGAATAACTATTTTAGATTCTGATATACAAAAAGCCAGACAAAAGATGTCAGAACTAGAACAACAAAAAATAGAAAGTGTTGCATTGTTAAATGCACTTATGGGTGCAAAACAACAATGTGATAACTTTTTACAAGAAATTGATAATGTTGAGCCAGAAGTGGTTTCTGACTCAAGTGATGTGGATAAATAACCACAGTAACATTCCCTCAATTAAGAGGGTTTAGATTAAAGGAGAAGCCAAATGGCCGATAAGAAAATTACCGCTTTGACAGATTTGTCAACAGGCATAGCTGGTGCAGACTTACTTCATGTTGTAGATGACCCTACTGGAACACCTATTAATAAGAAAGTATCTGTAACAGACTTTATTAATAACCTACCATCTTTTATTGGATTTTCAAATTCAATTCAAGATTTTACTTCAGAGCAAACAGCTGCAGTATCTATTACAACTGCTGTTTCTTTACTAGAAACTACATCAAATAACGTAGCAACAACTCTTGCAAACGGAACTGTACAAGGTCAAATCAAGATTATTGTTCACGACACAGATGGTGGTTCTTCAGTATGTACTCCACAGACTCGTCTTGGATATGCAGACTTAAACTTTGTTGATGACGGAGATACTGCAATGTTAATGTGGACTGGTGCTGCTTGGGCAATCATTGGTTTCGCAGACGTAGGTGCCGATATTCCTGCTGACTTAATTGATATTGCTAACTAATAACTAGTATTTAACTGTAAAGGAGAAGCCTCATGGCTGATAAAAAAGTAACCGCTCTGACAGACATAAGTACTGGTGTAGCTGGTGCTGATTTACTTCATATAATTGATGATCCAACAGGAACACCAATTAATAAGAAGGTTTCAGTAACTAACTTCATTAATAACTTGCCGTCTTTTATCGGATTTTCAAATTCATTTCAAGATATGACTGCTGTACAGAACTCTGGTGCTATTTCAATTACAACTGCTGTAACATTATTAGGACTAGAAGCTACTAATGGTGCAACAACACTTGCTGATGGAACTGTGCAAGGTCAAATTAAAATGATAATTGCTGACACAGATGCAGGTGCATCTGTCTGTACACCTCAAAATAGATTGGGCTATGCTGACCTCAACTTTGTTGATGATGGCGATAGTGCAATGTTAATGTGGACTGGTTCTGCATGGGCAATCATTGGTTTTGCTGACGTTGGTGCAGATATTGTCGCTGACATCATAGATATTTCCTAATTAAGTAATATCTATAGTCTACCTAAATATAGGGGAGAGGGGATTAACTCTCTCCCCTTTTTAGATTAAGGAAAAGAAAATGAAAAGTTTCAAAAGTTTCGTGAAAGAAGATAGTGGATTCCCTACTGGGCCTGTTGGAGAAAATCCAAACAACTTTGCTGGTAGTCTTGAAGTAAATCCATCTGAAGTTGGTAATCCAGCAGTTCTTAGACGATTAAATGCAATCGTTGGTGGAATTGCAGACCACGAGTATATTGTTGCAGAACACGCTATTAATAGATTAAAAAATAATCTTGGAAAAATTGGTTTAGCATTAGGTGGGCCTATTCCTACAATGGAAGGAAAAAGTGGTTCATTTAGTATTCCATTAACATTATTCGGTGGTAGATTTGGTAAAGACACAGATACACCTATTGACGAATTTTTAAGTGATGATGGAATTTCACATATGATTGAGGGTGGTTTGAGTTTGAATATTAATTATGAAATGGTAAGAAATAATTCATGTAAAGTTTACGCCACTATATCATAATGTATGAAAAAATAACGCCTGAAAATGTGTTGATGTTTGCTATAAGAAATTATACAAATCCACATTGTGAGGGTGAAAAAGAATTTGAAGATGACTTAAAGAGGTTTAAATATATTAAACGTCTTTTAAGAAAATATTATGATACTGGAGTATTAAAAGAAAGGTTACTCTTAAATCATATTATTGTATTAAATAATGTGTTTGGTGCTGATGCTTGTGCAACACTTTTGTTATATAAAATACAAGAAGAATATTGGTCAGCATTGAAATCATTTTTATTATTTCTAAATATACTTAGAGATGATGAATTAAATCACATTACTAAAGATGATAATGTAGATAAGATATTAAAGGAACTATAATGGGCAGGGCGATTGATTTATTTGTTACCTACAGATTTCTAAAGTTACTTACTACTCCGTTTGAAAAGACAGATGCGTTTAAGTTAGGTATCATTGATGAAAAAGGTAATCGTATTAAGAAACCAAAGTCCACTCAACCAGCAGTAGAACTTGCAACAGTAGAACAGAAAAACGCATATACAATTTTACACAAGTTAGTATTCAATATCAAAAAAATATTTTCAAAAGTGCCTGGACTTAGAACTAAAGTTGGTACATATGCAGCTGCACTATTCCTATTAAAAGATACATTCAAAGAATCTGTAGATGACCCAGATATGTTTGAAAAAGAATTTATGAAATATCTCAAAGAAAACAATATAGAGTTTGATGATGATATATCAGAGGAAGTTATTGGTTTTGGAGAACTACTTCCCAAAGGAGAGTATGTTCTAATTAACGATATACTAAATAAAGAAGAAGAAGAGTTATCTGCAAAGAAAGGCGATAAAGTTATTGCTTACGAAGACGAAGCGCCAGTAGATACAGTTTTGGGTGTTGAGATTTTTCCAGTTATTCATATCAAATCCCAAGAAAAAATATATATAAGTTTGGAGGATATTAAAGATGACATCTAAATGGAAAGAAATTAATGCATATACTGGTCAAGAAATTGAAGAAGATGCACCTACCAATAACGCTGGTAGTGGAGCAGTTGCAATGCCACCAGATGCAATGATGAAAAAGAAAAAGAAAAAATTACTTGATGCACGAACAAAAGAATATAAGGCACATCAAGCAAAATTAGAAGCATCTAGAAAAAGAAGAATGGAACAGAAGAAATCTAAGTTCGTAGAAAAAGTTAAAGAATCACTTAATGACTTTAATCGTGAGTCACTTCTTGCAGAAGATAATCTAAAAGTTTTAAGAAGCATTGTCAAAAATAAACAAAACAAACCAGTAAAAATGTCAGATGGTCAGATGAAAGTTGATTTGTTTACTGCAAGTGCAATTACAAAAGTATATGATGCACTTTCTAAAAAAGATGCTAGAGAAAAACTTGACAGAATGCTTAATGGCACTAAAGCTCAGTTTATGAAGATTGCAGACTTTGCTTACAAGTCGGTAAAAATGAAGTAACATGGCACAATATAGTAAGTATACTAACGCATACATACCACAACAGACCACTAACCATGAAGTGGTGATGATTGCTGATCAAGATGGTAACATCATCAATACTTTTGGTGCTGCGTCTAATGTGATTATTGCGGCCGGTGGACTTGCTGGTTATTCTGGTGTTCACAAATATGGTGGAGTTTTTGGAACTGCACTATCAACATTCTCAACTGTATGGACTGCGGCAGATACTTCTGGAACTGCATTATATCCTTGGGCCCACTCTGCTGGAACTCTTTCTGTAGTATCTACATCTGGTTCTGATACTGGTGGTGTGACTATTCAAGGGTTGGATGCAAACTATGATTTTGTAGAAGAGTCATTCACTCTTACTGGAACTAGTACAGTTACAGGTTCAACTTCATTCACTAGAGTCAATCGTGCATTTATGAATGATGCAACGAATGTTGGTAAGATTCAAGCAAGTATTGGTGGAACAGTTGTTACAGAGATTGGTGCTGGATTTGGACAGACACTACAATGTTTCTATACAATCCCTGCTGGTAAAACTGGATATATGACAAACATCAATGCATCAGCAAGTAAGAACCAATCAACGGACTTGTTCCTATTTCAAAGACCATTCGGTGGTGCATTTAGAGTTACATCTACACTATCATTGAATCAATCTAATCAGTCAATTGATTTTCCTGTTCCCCTAAAATTCACAGAGAAAACAGATATTGACTTGAGAGTTCAAGGTTCTGCAAATGCAACAATATCAGCAGACTTTACAATTATTCTAGTGGATAACGCATAATGAAAACCTTTTTAACATATCTTGATGAGTATGCCAACTATGATGCGTTGGGAACTTATGCGACTGGTGGTGCAAGTACTGGGCCTGGTATGGGTCAGTATGTACCTATTGCAGACTTAAATGCACAATCAGAAAAAGAAATAAAGAAATCAGATTTAGACCAAGTAGAAAAGTATGCAGATAGAATATTTGCATCTCTTGGTATAGATGTAGAATTTACTCGTCATTTCCTAGACAGAGTAAATGATAAAAGAAATGTCAAACAAATCACACCAGCAGAACTTACTAGACTATTTAAACAATCATTTAAGAAGTATGGTAAGAAGATTGCAAAACTTGGGCCTGATGCAGAAGCAGTTATCAATGACATGAAGACAGATATCAATATGCCTTTTGTACTAAATCTAAAAGGTGGTGAACTAGAACTCATTGCAAAGACAGTAATGAGAAAGAAAAACTTTCAAACCTCTGGGCCTAAAATGAGTTTTGAACAATTTAACAAGGAGAATTAAAATGGAAACTAGAGAAAAAACTGCACAAGCTTGGGTGAATGCTGGTAAAGTTAAATCAGTAGAAGAATATTACCAAAAAGTTGGAGCAACACCAGAAGTAAGTGCTGATTCAATAGAACACACACATGAAGAAGCACCAAAACCTAAAAGACGTAGAACAAGAAGGAAAAGTTAATGATAAATTTTTCTAAACAAATTTTAAACAAATCAAATAAGTTTACTACTTTAGATGGGGTTGTTTTAATTGGTGTAGGAGTAGTTGTACTAATCGCAGGGCCTTTTGCTAAAATAGCAGCTTATGGTGCAATTGCATATGGAATATGGACAATCTGGAAAAAATAAATGTTAAGAATATATGTAATATTAATTATCCTCGGCCTCCTTGCTGGAGTCGGTTATGGTGCATACTTTTACTATAATGATACACAACAACGTATTGCAACATTACGAACCAATAATGCACAATTAGAGTCAAGCAACAAAAGTCTTGAAGTAAAAATTACTGCAATGGAAAATAATATAAAGAAACAGATAGAGTTAACAAATGATTTAAATAAAAGTTTAGAAGAAGCGAAGAAAGCAAACACAGTAATTAAAGACTTATTGGCACAGACTGATTTAGTAAAGAACAGTCTTCAAGACCCTAAAGCATCAGAGGCGAGGATAAATGAAAAAGTGGATAGTTTTTTCAAGTCTATTGAGTCTGCTACTAGTAAGTAGTTGCTCATGGAAACCAGAGAAAGAGATTATAACAAAGGCTGAAGTCTATGTACCAACAATTAATGTTGTACCTAGACCAGAACCCTTGACATTACGAAACGCAGATGTTATAGTAATAACAGAGAAAAATTTAGAAGAAGTGATACAAAGAGTAAAAGATATGCAAGGGTCTTTTGTAGTATATGCACTAGACCCAAAATCATTTGAATCTCTTGCAATTAATATGGAACAGATAAAACTATACATAGAGAAACAAAAACAAATTATATTATATTATGAAAAGGCGGTGACAGATGAAAAAGAGAATTAGATATTTAAGTGGGAGAACCGAAATGGCAAGATTTGACTCATTAATGAAGGCGACATTTAATCCACCTAGAAACTGGACACTATTAGAAGATTTAAAATTCTATTCAGATAAACTAACTGAAAAAGATGCAGAGATGTTAAGATGGTGTGGAGTTCAAGTGAGAAACTCTACTAAAACTAAACAGTATATTATTACTATACCTAAAGACTACGTTACAGATATGGCATCTGTACCTAGAGGTTGTTGGGCATTTATTGCACCATTTGATGTTGCCAGAGCTGCTGTCGTACATGACATTCTATATGAGAAGATTAACACACAATACAAAACAGTAAACGAATCTGCAGCTGCAGAAGACGGGCCCGCAACTAAAAAAGAAAGAGAAGTATATCGTAAGATTGCTGATAATATTTTTCTAGAGGGTATGAATGCTTCTGAACCAGCAGTACCATCTTGGAAAAAATATTCTGCATATTGGGCAGTAAGAATGTTTGGTAGATGGGCAATCAATAGTAGTGCGAAAAGAATAGTCTAAACAAATGTGGATTTGGGTCGTAAGTAATATTGCAGGCAGTCTTTTAGGAGCTGCATCTGCGGCTTGGATAAAGGATACTAAACTTGGTGTCTGGGGTTATTCTAAGTTTGAAGATATTGCAGACTGGGCAAAAGATAGATATGGTATTGACATACTTGACAAAGAAGATATTGCATGGAGAACACAGTATCCAAATATTGCAAAGAAAATTGATGACTTAGAACAAAGATTGCACAAAATGGAACAAGAAGAAGAACGTCATAAAGGTGACGGCAAATAGAGTCAAATTAAGATTCCCTCCAAAAAAATGACAAGGTATAAATACTAGTATGGAAGCTGATATTAACACAGAAGTTGCACTCCTTAAAAAAGAGGTGTCAGATATAAAGGTAATCTTTTCACGACTTGATGTTGCGATTGAAAAGATTACTGATGTGTCTAGTTGTGTCAATCGTATGTTAGCAGTTCACGAAGAAAAGATTGCTAATGCAGAGGAAGCACAATCAAAAGCGAATACAGAATTTACACATGATATAAAAGAATTACATTCCAGAGTTACATCAAACTATAAAGAACTTACTGAAATGATTACACTACAACATAAAGAACAAGCTCTACATATACAACAACTTCAGAACGACTTAAATGGTCGTGTAGGTATACTAGAAAAGTGGAGATGGTTAATTATTGGTGGTTCTATAGTTATGGGATTTATTATACAAAAAATGCCAGTTTGGGGTTGACATTACCTTAATTTTATTGTATAATCATATTCATGTATGTAGAACAAAAGTATTTAAATATAATATCATCACAACTGCAAAGGTTTAGAAAGACAAATGATTTTGTCTGGAACTTTCGTTGTCCTTATTGTGGTGACTCTCAAAAAAATAAATCAAAAGCTCGTGGATTCGTCTTTCGTAAAGAATCAAATCTTATATATAAATGTCATAACTGTGGTATAGGTGCAAGTTTCAAAAATCTTTTGAATCATGTAGACCCTAAAATTTGTAATGACTATATAATGGAAAGATACAAAAAGAGCGAACCAGAAGTTGACATTGGTAAGTTCACACAACCAAAATTTATGAAAGGGCCATCTCCACTTAAATCACTTAAAAAGATATCATCACTAAGACATGACCATCCAGTTAAGAGATTTGTAGAGAAACGACAGATTCCCCCTAAAGTTCATTTTGAATTGTTTTATGCACCTAAGTTTTTTGAATGGGTGAATAAGGTTGTGCCTAACAAATTTCCCTCATTAAAGGGAGATCATCCTAGATTGGTAATTCCATTCTTTGATGAGAATAGTAAGATGTTTGCGTTTCAAGGGAGAGCGTTCGGCAATGAAATACCAAAATACATTACCATCACTCTTGACCCAGACAAAGATAAAATCTATGGTCTTAATAGACTCAACACCACAAAACCGATACAAGTAGTAGAAGGCCCCATTGACTCATTGTTTTTGGATAATTGTATTGCTGTCGCTGGTGCAGATTTTACAAAACTAGAGAAAGAAAATACAACTATAATATTTGATAATGAAAGAAGGAATTATGAAGTTTTAAAACAAATTGAAAAGACGATTGATTTAGGTTATAAAGTAGTATTATGGCCTGATGATATAAAAGAAAAAGATATAAACGACATGATTATATCTGGTAAGACTAAAGACGAAATACAAACAATAATTAACAAAAATTCCTATCAAGGCAATATGGCTAAGATAAGGTTCACAACATGGAGAAGACGAAATGCCTGACAATTTTTTACCCACCTCATACCAAGAATTTATTCACTTATCAAGATACTCAAGATGGTTGCCTGAAGAAGGTCGTAGAGAAACTTGGAATGAAACTGTAACGAGATATTTTGATTTCTTTACAGACCATGTGAAAGAAATGACTGGGTTTAAAATTGATAAAGATTTAAGAAACGATTTAGAGATGGCAGTTCTAGAACAAAGAGTTATGCCCTCAATGAGATGTTTAATGACTGCTGGAGAGGCACTCAAGAGGGAAAATATTGCTGGGTATAATTGTAGTTACGTTGCAGTTAATAGAATACAATCATTTGATGAGATTCTATATATTCTGATGAATGGTACTGGAGTTGGATTTTCTGTTGAAAGACAATTCGTTTCTGAACTACCATTAGTTGCAGAGGAGTTTCACGAAACTGATACTGTGATAGTAGTTGCAGATAGTAAACTCGGTTGGGCAAAAGCATACAAAGAACTCGTAGGATTACTTTACATTGGACAAATACCAAAGTGGGATTTATCTAAAGTAAGACCAGCAGGTGCTCCACTAAAGACTTTTGGTGGTCGTGCATCTGGGCCTGCACCATTAGAAAATCTATTTAACTTTACTGTAAATGTATTCAAAGGTTCACATGGTCGTAGACTTTCATCATTGGAATGTCACGATATTGTTTGTAAGATTGCAGAGGTAGTTGTAGTAGGGGGTGTAAGACGAAGTGCGCTCATAAGTCTTTCAAACCTCTCTGATGATAGAATGAGGCACGCCAAGTCTGGACAATGGTGGGAACAGAACGGACAACGAGCTCTTGCAAACAATTCTGCTTGTTATACAGAAAAACCAGATATGGGTATTTTCATGGATGAGTGGACTGCACTTTATAATTCAAAGTCTGGTGAAAGAGGAATCTTCAATCGTGCATCTGCTAACAATATGGCTGCAAAGAATGGTCGTAGAACTATTGAAGGACATGAGTTTGGTACAAATCCTTGTTCAGAAATTATTTTACGAGATAGAGAATTTTGTAATCTTTCAGAAGTAGTTGTAAGACCTTCAGATACTAGAGAGTCTTTACTAAACAAAGTAAGACTTGCAACTATACTTGGAACTTTTCAATCTACACTTACAAACTTTAAGTATGTATCTGCAGCATGGAAAAAGAACTGTTCAGAAGAAAGACTTCTAGGTGTTTCACTTACTGGAATTATGGATAGTCGTTTGACAAATGGTAAAGAAAGAAATCTAGACCATCTTCTTGAGTCATTGAAAGCAGAAGCAGTTGCAGTAAACAAAGAGTTTGCAGAAAAGATGGGTATTCCACAATCAGTTGCAATTACTTGTGTTAAACCATCTGGTACTGTATCACAGTTAGTTGATGCAGCCTCTGGTATTCATGCAAGACATAATCCTTATTATATTCGTACTGTTCGTGGAGATAAGAAAGACCCACTAACAAAGATGATGACAGATGTAGGATTTCCAGTTGAAGATGATGTGATGAATCCAACAAATACTGCTGTGTTTTCTTTTCCTATGAAAGTGGGTTCAAGTGCAGTATTTAGAACTGATATGACAGCGATTGAACAATTAGAGTTATGGTTGACATATCAGAAACATTGGTGTGAACATAAACCATCTGTTACTATTTCTGTAAAAGAAGATGAGTGGATGGAAGTTGGTGCATGGGTTTACAAGCATTTTGATTGGATGTCTGGTGTATCATTTTTACCATTTAGTGAACACACTTATCAACAAGCACCTTATCAAGATTGTGATAAGAAAGAATATGAAGTCTTGTTAAAGAAGATGCCTAAAAATGTTGATTGGAATAAACTTTCAGAGTATGAAAGTCAAGATATGACTATAGGTTCACAAGAACTTGCTTGTGTAGCTGGTAGTTGTGAAATCCAATGAAACTAATTGTCTGTGAATCTTGTGATGCAGAGTTTCGTATAAAACACGATATGGACAAACGACTATATAGTGTAGTACATTGTCCATTTTGTGGAGAAGTACTTAACGAAGACCTTGAAGATGAGGTTGATGATTATGAGGAAGATTATGACTAGTTGTAGAAACTGTGGACATGGTTCTCATTGTGGAGCAATCCTAAAAAAAGATTTAGATGGTAACGGAGAAGAAATACAAGTCTGTACCAATTGTAGATGTGAAAGATGTGAAAGTGAAAACTCAATCAGCGAAAGCTAAAGGTAGACGATTCCAACAATGGGTTCGTGACCAACTAATAGAAAAACTAAACGTACATCCAGAAGATGTAGAAAGTCGTTCTATGGGTGCTGGTGGTGAAGATTTGATTATGTCAAGAGCTGCAAGAGAAAAGTTTCCATATTCAATAGAGTGTAAAAACCAAGAAACATTAAATGTTTGGAAATCATACGAACAAGCAGAGTCAAACTCTGGTGATTATGAGCCTGTGGTTTTTATTAAACGAAACAATCAAAAACCTTTAGTGGTTGTTGATGCAGAATACTTTGTGAGGTTACATAATGAACGAGTGGATTGAACAATACAAACAGTATCATAAAGAACATAATGAATATGGTAATGGTGGTGGACTAAAGTTTTATTTGCAACATATAAAAGACTTAGTACTAGATACTAAATCAGAATCTTTATTAGATTATGGTTGTGGTAAAGCTGAGGGTTATCTAGATTATAAACATCACGAACATTGGGGTATAATGCCATCTTTATATGACCCAGCAATTCCAGAGTATGAGGATTTTCCAAAAGGAAAATTTGATGGTGTAATGTCATTTGATGTTTTAGAACATATACCAGAACACCAGATTCCAGAAACAATACATCAGATAACTAAAGTTGCAAATAAGTTTGTATTTCTTGGTATTGCAACAGACCCAGCTATTGCAGTATTACCAAATGGAGATAATGCACATTGTACATTGAAACCTATGGATTGGTGGGTAGAGATGATAAACAAACACTCTTATAAACAAGTATACACTCATGTTAAACTTCATGGTTCTATGGAGAACTATGCTATCATAAACGAATCACTTTACATGGATTGGTTTTTAGAAAATTTAGAGATAAAAAAAGTCAATAAAAACAAGGACTTATAATGGGGGTTGACAAACCTATTTTTTTCTGGTACATTATAAGTATAGTTAATCAGAGAGAAAGAGAAAATTATGAGTAAATTAAAAGATTATATATTAAATATCCAAGAACAAGTTTGGGAGTTCTTTGATAAAAATGGTAATTTTATTCCCAAAGAAGTATCATTTGATAATAAAGTGCAAACTATTCAAAACAAAACACAGATGGTTAATATGTTTGCAATTGAACATGGTTTGATGGCCAAACAAATTGCAGAGGAAGAAATATTTGCAATTGAAACTGGCGACCACTTTAGTTAATAGGAGAGAGTATGTATAAGTTTGATGTGTTTTTAATAAATTTTGGTTATGTTTGTGGTTGTTATAAAACTTTGGAACAAGCTATAAAGATGGGAAAGAA